CATTATAGGTCTCCTTGTTATAATTCTGGTGATAATTATGTGATTGTTAGTTCAAAGTTTTAATTAATATGTAGACAGTTTCGCCCTTCGAAAGGTTTTTCGATTTTACTGTCGCTCTTGTTGGCTCACCCGTGAAAGGATCAACTAGCTCAATTTCTTGCGTAGTCTTTTTCACATTCTTAGGGTTTGCGTTGATTGTTTTTAGATTTTCTTCTGTTCCATCTTTGATTTCTCCACCGATGTTGACAGAGAACTCATCGCCTTGAGGGTCAACGAATCCAATCGCTTTCCCGGGAAGAGGCTGTTTCTCTGTAAGGAAATCGTCAAAGACGTAATCTTCAGGATTTCCCGATGGGATTTTAGAGCTAGAAACAAAAGCGGGCTCTTCTACTATAGTTTCAAACTCAACTTTGGGTGCACTTATGTACCTTCGAAAAGGTTTCGGTGCTCCCGGGTACTTGGGATTGATGATGTAGCCTGTGACTTCTACCGTAATAGACGTCTTAATCAATCTTTCATCATCTAGATAACTGTCAAAATTATTCCCATCGCTCAAGCCAGACTCGACTGTTGCAACGAACCAATACCCTTTCTCTGTTTCTATTTTGAAACTTCTTGCAACTTGACTATTATACGAAGTAATCAAAGCTTCGATGATGTCGTTCATTTGTTGCAAGTATTGGGCCCAGAATGTCACTTCATAAGTAGCTTTGAAGAATTTCGGATTGGGCATCGTGATGATTTCGTACACATTCAAATTAGACAATGCTAAATCTGTATTCGTATCTCTAGGCTCTCCATGTGTGTTATCTTGGTTTTTGACACCATTTATATTGTACAGTCGTTTGAAAGCCCTGTCTTCTACAGCTATTTTCTTTCTTAGTGTAAGCGACCCTGATCCCGTACCTATCGCTTTATTTTCAGTGCTTTGATCGATACCGTTTCGCAAGATAGATACCAAAGGAAGAATAATCGCTCCTTGCCTATCTCTAAGAGGTTCTTTTCTACGAAGAATGACAGCTCTTTCTCCGCCTGCAAATATACAAGGAATTCTTTTCATGTCTCCGTCTAATTCGTAATACAACGGTAGGTCTTCATTGAAAAGCTTGAAAAGAGCACGATCGACATCCTCTATCCCACAAGAAGGCATTTCGAAATCGTCGGGAATGTCTATTCCTTCCAATCCAGTCTGTACCCCTCCTGTCGTAAGATACGGATTTACTTTCCATCTAGTGCTCATGTATCATCTCCATAAAACGAAGAAGATACAGAATCTTTCTTAATTTCTTGTGCTACTTGCGTAGAATTATCAACCTTTTCTTGGTCGACCAAAGCTCGCTTGTCACCTTTTGTGGCATCACCACGTTGTTGTACAAACTCTTCTTTGATTGCATCCGTATCTGAGTATATCTCTTCTGTGGGACCAAGTGGTTTAACATTAATTTGTCCTTTACGTGCTTGCTTGCCTTTGAGAGTGTATCCGCTGATGTGCTCGACTTGCCCAAAGATAACCTTGTCATACACGATTGAAGTTATCTCGAAGAAGTTATCTCCATACGAGAAGTAATCTCCTTCTTCTAATTTTATTCCTCTGTCGATCATGTCTCGATAGTGGATATAAACTTCTGTAGTATATATTCCTTCGTGACCAAATCGATCAGTTCGAACTTCTTTTGGGTTCCATTGTACTCTTGCATCTATTTCAACAGGTGGATCAAACACTTTTTCTTGGGCTTCTTCGTAAACATCGTGAACTTTCGAAACATCTTCTCTAACCTTGTAATAATAGATCACGTCACCAATGACATCTTTCGTTATTTCTTTAGCGATGTCAGAGATAAAGTCTATTTCTCTAGGGGTTATGAATAATCGTGACATGTCAGCCTCCTATCCGATTGTGATGACTTTGCCTAACGGAATTGGAACTGTTTTCAAGATTGTTTGCAAGTTGCCTGCCTCAGCTGCGTTTGTTTCTAGCAGCTTGTCGTATGTTAATGAATCGAGCATCTCTTTAAGATTAGTTATCAGTTTTTCTTTTTCGCCCTGTGCCTGCGACAAGAGATCGCTCCCATTCAACGATAGATCTCCATTCGGGATAGGAATCGACCCAAATTTCGAACGCACTAGACCGAGCACTTCCTTGCTTAATGCGAAAGTGTATTGTCGGATCCATTGTCTTCCCATTGAATTAATATTTGCATATAATATATTGTCAAATGGAACATTATGCATACCGGAGACACCATCGATGCTATTGTCTGTAAGATCTGGATTCAAACCATCGGTAGGCGGTGCAAATCTGATATACAGTTTCTTCTCTGTCGACACTGTTGGACGAGGAAAAATCCTTATATTAGATCCGATCAACTCGTATGAATAGTTAGATCTTCTCACACGGTTCGATATATCCATCTGCTGTGCACGTAGAAGGTCTTCAAATACGGGCAGAACGTAAAATACGGTTTCCGGAGTGAATGATTCGAAGGCAAACTCGTTATTCAAGTAGTTGATCGCTGATGTCGTATCAAAGAAACGGTATGCAGCTTGTGGAGAATAATGAAGGATCTCATAAATTCTCAATTTCTTTCCGGAGAATTGCGTGGCTGCTAGGGTTTCTACTCCATTTACATCCATCATGAGGTCTGTGTATACATTATAGTCTTGCTGGCCATCAACTAAAGAAATTGACCCAGAGTAAATGTTGAATGACCCACCTGTGGCTGCGTGTGAAGCATAAGGCTCTGCTTTTCTCATGAGAAATTCTAAAGTTTCTCTAGGAAATTTGCTTTCAGCTCCTTGAGGTCCGCCATCTAGATTTCCTTCACCCTCATCTTGTTTATTCAAATCATTCCCAAGAAGATTGGCCAATTGTGACTTGGTTTGATACTCATTGACGATTCTGCTATATTCTAATGCACCTTCTTCAAAAGACATCCAGATTTGCTTATTAGTCAATTCGACACTGAGTATATCATCACCTAACTTTCTCTTAACAAACGTGACCATAGAATCTGCATCGATTTGGAAATCTTTTTCTCCATCGAAGATTCCAAACGGTGTTGGACTACCACCTGCTGTGATCGTACTTGTGAAAGTAGCCATTGTTTGTTTCTCCTAATAAGGGTTCACTGTATAACTATTGTCTAGCACCCTCGTCATTCCCTCGGTCATCAAAAGTGACACGGGAGATTGGTAGCTGTCGCAGACGCAATCTCCCGCATTGATACGAAAAGAGTTATTTTTCATTTATTTTACTTATCGATTTTTACGCAGTCTACGCTGTCGTTTACGTGGCAAACTCAAATAAGTTATTTTTTGATGTCCCGTTTTGCTCGAGCAGCAGATCTTCCTGATTTTCTGTGCATTACGTATTGGAACAACTCTTCCCAATCTAAAGATCCATCTTGATTTGAGTCTGCTTTCTCTTTCCAAGACTTAGCTTTTTCTTTAAGTTCGTTTACTTCCGCAGAAATTTTCAACTTTGCTTCGTCGAGTTCTGCTTTTAATTTAGATGCAGCTTCGATACCCTCGAGGATACCTTTTAATTTAGATTCCAAAGCAGATACAGAGCTCTGTAATGCTTCGATTTTAGCGTCACAAGATTTGCACCATTCTTCTGAAACAGGCGCTGCAGAAGTTTCAACTTTTTCTTCGCTAGCTTTTGCTGGTTTCGTTGACTTCGCTTTGGACGTAGATTTCTTTTGATAGGCCATTGTTTTCTCCTTGAATACAATTAGTGTTCGTATCTAATTATAGACTTACACGTGAATTTGTAAAGAAAACCGCCAATCCCACGTAGAGAGAGGCGGTATATGTCATCATTAATGACAATGACTAAATTAAGACCATGTTCCGTAGGATTTGACTTCAGCCCAAGCTGCGCCATTCCAAGCGAGAAGTACGCCACTTGCTTGATCTAGTACAGCAGAAGCCCCACCAGAAAAAGTTGATTCCACGTACATTTGTCTGTTGGTCGAGTTGTTCAACAAAAGAACAGTTTCTCCAACATTCTCACCATCTTGCAAGGTTCCAACGTTTAGTTGTGCATCATCGTTCACATCTGACTCATCTTCTTCTCGACTTGCCGGAAGATAGAAAGAACCAGCAAAAGTTCTAGTCGAAGATGTCGGGCCATCGATTTTTGCGACAGCACCGTGAGTACTTTCCATCGTTGTACTCAAATCGAAGGTCATACCTGTGTTGTGGGCATAGATTGTCACATCTGCGTAGTCATCAGTAGATTCAGCACCCGTACCAGATGCATCAGTCGTTGCTGCATCAGCAATTGCAAAATAAGCCGAAGAGTCGGCATTATTATTGATCGCTGTTGCAATCAAAGCTGCAATGTCGTGTGGGTCGTCAGTAGCTAGGGTCAAACCATTTAATAGGATAGACACTTGGCCGCCACCTGCTTGGTCATCATCACCATCGACATCCAGTTCGAATGCTATGTTTCCAAGGGTGATCAATTTCTCATCAAGGTCAGCGAAAGAATCACCGCCATTGTCGTCGTTTTGCTGCATTATACGTACTCGTTTTACAGCTGCTTTTGGAACGGCAGAACATTCATGAGAAACTCCTGCATCGATTTCAAAACCAGAACTTGTATCGCTTGATTGGTATAATCCTTTCGCTATAGTATATATTGCTTTTGGCATAAGAATGCTCCTTAAGTTAATTGTTAATTGTTAATTAGCTAAGAAGCTTCCAAGCAGAGCCAGTCCAAACTACGATATACACATTGCCAGTTGCAAGGTTTGTGTTGTCCAATCCGGTGATTGGGGTGGCGCCATCAGATTCATAAACATTTCCAGTTCCACCAACGCCTGTAATGACGATCACTTTTTGTTGGCCAACAGCAACGCCATCTTCTAGAGTGATTGCAGTTCCGTTTGTATCGAAAGTTGCAACACCAAGACCTTCATTGTCTGAAGCTGAATTTGCATCAGCGATTTCTTCAGAAGAGGGTGATACGGGCACGTCTTGGACGAAGAAGCCTTGTCCGCTTGATTGTTCAATGCCCTTTGAGGCACTATAAGTAAATTTTGGCATAATTTTTCTCCATTATTGTTTGAGATTACTTGTTCGCAAGATTCCGATGCGGTGGCGAGGTCACCTATATGCTATGCAGCGGGCCTAACACTAACTATATCGGAACATTGGATACTATACTCGGGAACTCGTGTTTGTTCAAACAAAAAAAAGGGTATTCTCCCGATCGAAACCGAGGGAATACCCGAATTAAGAAAACTTTCTCGAAATTATTTGAGTAGTTGTCTCTTACGATTTTCTCGAAGGATTATCGCATTCTTCTTTGCAGCCTTCTTAGAGTATCCAGCTTCACGAAGGATCTTGTATGCACGCTTGGTCCATTCATTCAGAGCCTTCACTCTTCTAGAAGTTTTTCTCTTTGAGGATGTTCTTTTCTTGCCTTTGCCGTAAACAACAGCGTATTCTTCAGCAATAATTCTTTTCAATTCTTTTCTTGTAATCTTCATTGTGTTCTCCTAAGAAAAAAGGGCGGCGGTCTAAGACACGCCGCCCAATGTATTCGTTGTTGGACGAACTCATCTATATTAGATGATGTTCATATCCAAACAAGTGACAGTACCGTAGAAGTCAGATCGAACCATCTTCTTACCGTAGCGAGTCATAACACCTTTTCTTGGGGTGAAGTCCTCAGGAGCGAAGATTGTAGGAGTGACAATAAGAGGTACGTATGGAGCATACACATAACCTGTTTCGAGGTATGAGCCACCTTTGTATCCGATTAGAACCTTGTTGCGTGGGAAGTAAGGATCTTTGTAAACAGTGAATCTGTTAGAAAGATTACCGATCTTCTCAGCACCGATGCTCAATGCACCAGCTTGACCTTGTCCGTCGATAGAGTAAGAAGGCTTGTACATAACACTTGATTCGAAGATTGTAGCAACATCAGGACCGATAACGATGAAGTTCGCAGAACCACGAAGGGTTTTTCTGTGAATAATGTTAGCAGCGTCGATGATAGTCTCACAAAGAGTCTCGTACCAATCTCTTACAGTACCAGTGAACTGAGGTCCAGGGCGAAGAGAAGTATTACGTGGAACTTCAACACCAGTCAACTTATTAACAAACTTACCAGGAGCACGTGACCAGAAAAGGTTAGCACCGTTAGCTTGTGTAAGAAGGTCGTTGAGTACTTCACGATCCAATTCAAGCGCAATTTGCTCAGAAAGGATTTGAGTCAATTCAACTTCCGCATCAAGTGAGTGGTAAGCGTTAAGATCTTGAGCAAGCTCTGGAGACCACTTAGCTTTCAACTTACGAGAAACAGCTGTCACAGCAAGAGATTCGATTTTGATGTCGATTTCAGGAATAACAGGTGTTTGAGTTGGAGATGAACTATCTGTCAAAGTAGATTCGAATGAAGGAATAGTCAAAGCTGAACCGTCATTGTCGTCGATGTCCAAAGTAGAAGATACAGGAGCACTGATATTACACACACCACCAACAGCAGGAGTTGCTGTAGAGTCATCGACAAGTACAGGGATCAAGATGTATTTTCCACCGAGAGGATTAACAGTGATCTTACCACCGTCTGCATCACCAGCAACGTCAACTCTTTTCACATGACGTCTAAGGCCTTGGATAGCGTCTCCACCTTGGAAACCAGCAGCTGATGCATCAACACAGCCAATGTCAACAGTTGAGTTGACTTCGTAAAGAGCAAAGTCTTGCAACATTGTCAAGTCAAACTTAGCAGTGTAATTATCACCATCAAGGTTAGCTACAGCAACAATACAGAAAAGCAAACTAGAACCTGAGTTGTCAGCAAGATACTGAGCAATCGCAGAGTCAAAGTCAACCAATCGACCAACAGCGCCAGTCAAAGAAGTAGCACCACCAAGAGCAGTTAGACCGTCTAGACCAACAAGATTAAGTGCTGCAGTAGATGCGTTCACAGCAGCGATCGCAATGTCACCGTCAGCAGTTTCATCATCTGGCATAGTAGCGATGAAAGCATGAGCCATTTCGTCATGACGACGAGAATAACCAGAACCAAGAAGGTCATACTGTCCACCAGTTGCCAAAGAACCAGATTGAATTCCCTTACCTGTTGGGTTGTTATAGATAGAAGTACCTGCATCGTAAGTAGCAGCAGTAGTACCGTTAGTACCGTTGTCAGCGCCACCTTGGTCAGTACCGTAGGTGTAATCTAAGTAGAACAAAAGACCAGATGGTAGAGACATTGGTTGAATAGAAACCAATTCGTTAGCAACCAATCCACCGAATACACGACGTACGATTGGGAATGCAACGTTTTGGAAACCACGAATGTCACCAGATGAGCTTGGAGTTCCAAGAGTATTTGTTTCACGAAGCAGTTGAGCAGCTTGGTTTTCAAGCATAACTGCCATGTTTTCGCGGCTATAACCATTAAGGCCACGAAGTAGACCAGTTCGGTTCCACTTTTCAGTCAATCGTTGGTGTTGTGCACCCATGTGACGCTGGCGGATACCTTCGGTCAAAGTTTTCATTGTAAACGACATAATCGTTCTCCTTTAAATTTTGAAATTAGGTTTATTTTTTAAGACCAGCAAGAACAGCCCAACGATCCAACTCAACTGCATTATTGCGAGGAGCCTGTCCCGACTGCAATGATCTGTTAGAATAAGAAGTTCTTGATTCATTGAGGGTTTTCTTTGACTTTTTAGATTCGTTAAGACTCTTTTTGTTCAAAGATTCGTTCAATGAGGTGAAAAGCAACTTGGCTTCGCGTTGAGTCTTGGCATTGTCCATCGCCTCGATAATAGCACGCTGTTGCTTGTTGTTTAGGGAATGCGACTGTAGTAATTTAGTGACAAACAGTAATTTCGCATTGAATAAATTTGATTCTTTAAGTTCTGCTTTTGCAGCTTTAGCTACTCGAGCATTCTTTCTTGCAATTTTCTTTGTTTCGGCTAATTGTCTTTGAGCTCTACGTGCACGACGTGACTCCATAACAGCGCCTTTTTTGATTGAACCACCACCGAAGTGACCAGCCATCTTGGAAGCTTGTCCTTGATTAGCGGTTGAATTTCCGTATGATCCTAATTCTTCAGCAAGAGCATTGAGAAGAGTGTTTTCGTCGACTTCAACGAACATGTCCTTACCAGCTTTTCCACCACCAAAAGATGATGCCATTGCTTTAGCTTCGCCTTCAGCCAATCGTCTACGACGTCGTGCTCTAGCGACTCTTCTTCGTCTTGTTTCAGATAATCGTGAAGATCTACGACTTGGAGTTCTACGTCTTCGAGAAGCACCAAGAGCACGACGCAACATAGCCTCGTTCACTTCAACTACTTCATCTTCAGAACATTCGTCTTCGTCTGCAGCTTTGTCATCAGACTCTTTCATTGATGAGTAAGATTCTTCAAGGTCAAGATCTTCATCTTCGCCTTCTTCATCTTCTTCTTCAAAGTCAATGTCTTCGTCTTCATCATCTTCCATATCCAAATCTTCCGATCCAGCATCAGATAATGTACCAGGGTCCAAACCGAGAGCATCTTCAAGAGCAGCAGCATCTACTTCGATGGTGTCGCTTCCTTCTTCTTCTTCGATTTCTTCGCCTTCTTCGTCTTCGAAATCCATGTCATCGAATTCCATCTCTTCGCCAGCTTCTCCGTCCTTTCCTTCGAACAACCAGCTGTTTTTACGTCGTCTCATAGTATTACTCTCCTTTAAGATAACTGATAAGTTGTTTGCCAGTCGTTTGTTCTGGCTGTTTTCTGTAATTATAAGAGCAGAGCGTAAAACTTTCAACTCTTTGCGAATTTTATTTCGCTGAGCTCGTGTTTTTGCTTCACTCAAAGCTTTAACCAAACGAATGGCCCGATGTCTGAGAAGATAATTTCTCTTCCCTTCCACCGTGATGTTCACGTGAACAGATTTGTTCTGTGACTCATCTTCGAACTCTTGTGGTTCTTCATCCTCTTCTTCTTCATCTGGAATGACTTCCAAAGAAGCTAATCCATCAGACTCAATGTCGACAGGATCCGGTCCCAGATCCATTGGTTCTGCTTCTGGCACTTCCCATTCTTCTTCTGAATCTGTATCATCTAACATGTCCATAGCGTCCGGGCCGTCTAAAAGGCCAGTTTCTAGTTCATCGTCAGTGATAATTTCATCATCGCCTTCTGCTATTTGTCGCTCGATTAATCTTCTGAGCTTTGGAGTCACCGCCTCGATAATTCGATTTTTGGCGTTCTGTTCCGCAGTCTCTCTCAATTTTCGGGCATCGGCAATGGCGTCTTTGTACAAATTACTCATTTACGGTACTCCCCTGTCGTTAATTAAATTAAATTTCAACTTCACTTGTTAATTATCGGTTTGGCTTACGATTATTCCTTCTTTTTCCGAGGTATCGCTTTTTTCGTGCTTTCATACCCCTTGTTTGTGGGTAAGATTTTTCTTTGATTTCTCTCAAAATTCCAGAAAGTTTCCATTTCTTCATGAATTTTTTTATCAAAATCATGTTCTGTTCTTCTTCAGATTTCTTGCCTGCTAGGCGAGGGTTCCTCTTAACAGAAAAATTGCAAGCTTTGCTCATAGTTTCCTCAATAATATTAATCGTATGCATTCTCGAAGATCTTCTTCATCTTCTGATGCAATGTCTTCTAGTGTGTAATTATACTCGTTTTCAGAATCTGTATCTATTTCTTTATAGAGAGGATTACTCCATCCCCATCGATCACCAGTATCATTAGTTGAAATACCGAGCCCACCAGTCGCATCGACACCTTGCCCAGTACCACCAACAGGTGTCACATTCAAACGTGGATATAATTCTTTTCTACTGATTGGTGTCATGCCTCTTGACGCATTTGCAAAAGTCTCACCGATATGTGATGGCCCACTTAAAGTTGTATTAGATCCCGTAAAAGAAAATGGATCGTAATGTCCGCCACCCGGGTCATAGTCCTGAGGGGCTGACATTCGATCCCATATTTCTTCCTCTTCTTCTTCGTCAACAAATGTTTCGACATCATCCAGATCTTCATCTTGGTCTCGATAAGGGTATGAATCGTTCCCAAGCATCTTTTGTACGTGGTACTTCGGATTGAGACGACCATATCCCAGGTCGTCCCTACCGTCTCCGTGCGATGCAGGTAAATTAGCACCACCTATCGAAACCTTTGATGGCGTCATTTATTAGCTCGATCTATTCGATGGTAAGTCACCAATCTTTTGACTAGATATAGCTGCAGAAGAATTCTTTGGTGATAATTGTGAACCAACACCTGTTCCCCAGTTATCGGCCGGTGTAGAACCGTATCCTTCTGGAGCTTCAGGGATCGATCCTGGGTTATTAACACCATCGACAGGTGATGCAGGATTAGGTACCCAAGCTGAAGCAGGAAGACCAGCTCCACCGGTTTCTACATCGCCATAATCTGGAGCATCAGTATAATCTCGAGATACAGATCCGAAAGTGTGACCCATGTCATTTACTTCACCATCAAGCAATAAATCTTGTGCTAAGGCTTTGACAGCGTCTTTGTCATAATCGTTGAAATATGGAGCGCTTTGGAACATAGATTTCAAAGCTGCTCTGTTAGCTTTAGAACCACTTGCTGTTTGGTTTTCATCGGGCTCTACAGTAATTTGTGAATGAGTTGGCATTTAATGTTCTCCTATTTTAATTTACGAAGTATTTTTTTCTTCGCAAGGTTTTTGTTTCTACGAACTTTTCGTGCTTCTCTAACTAATTTGTTGTACTGCTTTCGCATGCGTGCTTCTTTGATCTTCATTGCTTTATACATGTCAAGGTCTTGCTCTAATGTATCTGCAAAATCACTAGCTTCCACTTCTTCAGCTTCCACGTTGGAAACGTCTTCAAGTTCACCAGATAGTTTGGCTGCTTCTTTGAGCACAAGGGCTCTAAGCGCTGAAGCTGTCATCTTTGTCGGTCTAGCAGCACGTCTACGAGTTGTACGTTTGTTTTTTCTCATGGAAATCTCCTCTAAATAATTGAACAATTCTAATTATAGTCTACGAAGAAATAAATTCTATTATTCTGATTCTCCGAATGCAATTGCTGCCCAATTGTCGGCACCTTCGAAAATAGAACTCATATCTTCTGTGTTTTCAACAACTGCAGCTGCATTATCAGCTGGGGCTCTTCGTCCTTCTCCCCTTCGCTGTTCTTGTAATGTCGTTTGTGCAGTGTCTGCAAAAATCGAAGCCATCACAGGATCATTAGTAAGCTCTGATGCAGCAACAGCTGCTAGATCTTCGGCTTGTGCGGGCTTGCTAGTCTTCCTTGGTCGCTGGTGCTTTTGCACTGCTTCTTCTAATGTAGACTTAGAAGGACGAGAAGCTCGTCTAGATTGACGAGCTTCCCTTATCGGCTCTTCTTCTTCATATCCTGACTCAGAATCGATACCTTCAAACAGTATCTCTAACAAGCATTCCTTAACTATCTCTTTCAAAACTGAACGTTTAACTTTTGCCATAACCTAACCTCTGTATTTTTATGGATTCGCTGCGATACCAGTCCAAGCACTCATGTCTGGTAATTCTGATACTGGAACATTCGTAAGCCCGGCGATGTAGCTAGCTGTGGCACCATCCGGGATGGTCAATGTCATCTGACCCACTTTTACGTCGAATCTTGGAGATATAGTTCCCGCTGGAACTATGAAAGATGCGGCACCGCCACCAAGAGTCACTGTTATATTTCCGTCAATCGCTGAGATCGTGATATGTTGTGTCACGTGAGTGAACGTTATCTCACAATCATAATCAGAAAGATCTCCATTCAAATCAGCATTTGTCTTTTGACCCAGATAAGGCCAACCAGAAACCATAAACTCTGCGGTATTCCCATAATGTGTTGTGGGATGGTTCATAGTCCCAGCCATTGTTCTTGTACCAGAAATCCCAGTCACTTCATTTCGGGGATTTCTATCTCTATCGTAATAACCAGCCATTATTCTTTCCTCCATGACATAACGTCATTAAATATTCTATCGATCCTGTCGCTCTTAGTAAAGTGTCGTTTGAGATCAGATTCATTTATCTCTTTGCCCTCTTTCATCATAAAGGCTCCCGGCGTACTGGGTTCTGTCACAAAATCCCAACAGATGAGTTGAAAATCGTCTTGTACGACTTGATAATCACTTTCTTTTCGGGTACTTCCTACGCCTCTAGACGAAATACCTAGCGTGACACCAGAATCTACGAGGGATTTTAGGATCTTACCTGATGGAGTATCTAGAATTTCGACTGACCCGTAGCAGATATCGCCTTGCATGTATGCTTCTCTTACAATGTGCGAAGCATTCTTTAATTCCACAACTGAAGAGTCGGGATGATCGAGCTCACCAAGAGCTCTATTTTCTGCAATAAACTTCTGATAGTTTCGTACTTCTCGTTCGAGTATATCTAAAGGATAAACCCTGCCGTTTTGATTCAAGGTATTCGCTTTTTGCAAAATCCCTCGCATGATATATCGACCACCATTCGAAGCAGCTTCATTAAGAGTCTTCTCTTTGTCGTATTCCCACGCGGACCATTCGGTAATTAATTTAAGTGCGCTCATTTATTTTCTCCGCAGCTCTTCAGACAGGTCACACAATGTCAAGAAACGAGTCATTGTTTGGTCGTCTAGAGTATTTATGTCTAAGGAGCGTATATCTTCCTTGACTTCGTTAATTTTACTTGCAACGTGGTCATTATCACATTCAGATTCATAGTCGACTAGATCCCTTACTACTGTTTCTTTAATTCTAGTCAACATCGACTTGAAGCCAGTTGTATCGCCATTCTCTGCGAAAATGTATTGTTTCACAAGCATTTGTTGAACTTCTGTCAGTTGTTTTCCATATTTTTCATTATATTTTTCTGTCATGACTTTGACAACTAAATTATCAACTTGTTGATCTGCATGGCCAGAAAGAGACTCCGGTTGTTTTGGGCTTAATAGCAAAGTGTGTACCTTTGTTTCAAACAAAGTCACCCGATTGAAGTCTGCTTTATTCCAAAGTCTCCAGTCGTTCAAAAGAGTTTGAACTGTCGCAAATGTCGTATAATTTTTGACTTTATGAGAATAGAAATTCTTTCCGAAAGAGTAATTGATCTCTTTGATCAGCCTTGATTTTTCTCGTTCTAGGCGTTGGGTGTCGTGTGTTCTTGCTGCTTTTTTCGCTTCATCTAAAATCTTAGTGGCAAGGGATCCCTCAGAAATTTCAGGCTCAACTAATGCCTTGAAAAGACGATGTTCACGATATATTTCAGTTCCTTCTTTGAAAAATCTTCTGATAATTTTTCTAGCTTTATTGGTTAGGTTTTCGTTATTTTCTACTATGCCTCTTGCAGCGACTGCTAGGAGCTGTTCGTAAATAATCCCGACATTTCGTTTTTTGTTGTGGGATTTAATTGTCATCTGTATTCTCCATATCTATTTCGAATTCTTCGTCGAAAGAACCTTCGACAAGTGTTTCATAATTTTTTGATTCTGTCATCAACTTGCGTATGCCTAACTTTGAGTTCATTTTCTCTAACATTCTTTGGGTGTCAAAAGACATCGATGGTTTGATTGTTTCAGGGACTAGATCTTTAATAGGAGAATCCATTCCTGCAATTATGTCTGCCAAACGTTGACTTTTTGATTCCATCTGATCTCTTCTTCCCCAGTTCCTGATCCAAGAGCTGTCGTAAGGATCATTCATTGTATCCTGAGGTCTTGAGCCAGCAACCATTTTCTTAAAATCTGGCATGTGAAGGTCTGCAGCACCAAATTTGACAGATCGATCTCGAGGATTGGTTATTTCATTTCCGAATGCACCCTTAGACGTGGAGCTAGGCTTTATTTCGCCATCTCCTATATGCTGTGAAATTCTTTCGAGATCTATATATTCGTCATCCTCGTTTTCATCCTCTGAAAATTCATCTGTTTCTCCAAGCTGAGGAATGATTTTAGTATCTGTGTCACCGTCTAGAATTTGCCCTTGAATTGCATCTCCTGCAAACAGGCCACCTCCATCGTCGCCACCTCCGTCATCACCGCCCTCTTCATCTGAGCCTGCATTTTCAACTTCCATTCCTTCCAATTTTTCTCTGATGAGATCTCGATGGATTTGCTCTATCGTGTCTTTGTTGAAGCCAAATATATTTTGATATATCCACGTTTTAGATACCATTCCCTCGGGAGCAGATCCTGCTATGCTAAACTTTTGTTCAATCAATGAAAGTTTCTGTTGCTGTGCTAAAGACGATGGATTCGATAAGGATAGGGAAAAATCAAGTAAATCCTCTCCTTCGAAACCGTGTGCATAAAGATGGATCATGGCCAGCTTATTCAACTCAGCTATGATTGTTTTCTGGATCCTCGCAATTGATCGACTGAATCGTATATCCTCTTGAGCTAGTGTTGCTTTCGAACCTACTTCTTCGTCGTATCCTAGATAAGCCTTAGGGATCTTCAAAGCTGCAAAGAGTTTCTTTTGTATGTATTCAACATCCTCGATTGCAGACGTATTTTGGCCACCTGAAAGTGAATCAATTCTAGTACCGGTATCTCCACCTCTTACAGGAATGAAGTAATCTTCATCAACAGCCATTGGGTTGTATCGTAAATCTACGTTGCCTTGGGATCCCCCTACAACCTTATTTACTTTCAAAGAGTTCTTTGCTTGTTCGACATAGTTTGCAACATCTTCTGGAGGCACATTACCAACATCGATATAGAATACCCTCCTTTCCGGAGATCGAATGACACGATAAACCATCATTGCATCTTCGATAAGAATAAGCTGACGCCATATCCTACGTGCGGCCTCGAGAACCGAGGATCCATACGGGAGGAACGCATCATTGCCGAGCAATCTAAAATGACTTATTTGCCAATTTTCTAGAATTGCGTTTCCTTGGGCAATCCAACGAAATCTTACGGCCGAAGGATCATTCGCATCATACCCTTCTTCTCTTTCTATTTCCGTAATTGGGATGGGATAGGCATTGATAACACCATATTCAGGAGATACATCGTTGAACAAGAAAAAATCTCCGTATTTACAAAGATTTCGAGTCCACATCACCATATTAAAATTAATATTAAGGGTATCGTAAAACAATGTTTCTAGAAGCTCTTTTACTTTTCGATTGTCGGAGTGAATGTGGAGGACTCGCCCTTCGGAGTCTTGGGAACAACTTTCTTCTGCGTAGATGTCCAAGGCGCTAGCAATTTCGGGGGTAGATTCCATCTCAGAAAAATCACTATAGCGAGCCATGCGGTCAAAAGTCCCATAAGCAGAAAGAGTGCTATTGTACACGTCTGAATGAGCTTTTTTGAAAAGCTCCACGGCACTAGAAGCATTTTTATCAGCCTTTGTGTAATTCTTGACCTTGCGTTTGACGCTTGGTCCGGATCGAAACAGCTTCGTAAGTCGCTGAAACAAGTTGTCTGGGGTTTTTCTGTCTGCCATTTTTTCATACCATCCTTAACTAACCAATAATTATACGTTAGTTTCTATTTTAGCCAATCATAATTACCATAAGGGTGTTTTGACCCGGGAAATGTGACGCTCTTTCGTCTGTGTTGTATTTTTGCACTGTCCTGATCTAAAACTGTATCTTCAACTTGCGTTGAATTTACTGCAAAAGCTGCCAACATTGCTTTGTTTATATCTGTTCCGTGTTTTGACAATTGTGGAGAGGTATCATAAAGCCAAACGCCAATAGCTAATGCTATGATCAAATCATCGTTTTGACCACGCATAGCCTGTGCTTTTCCATTCTTCCATACGAAGGTTTTTAGTTCTTCATATAACCGACTGGAACGAATTTTCACTTGTTTAGTTCTCAACACTTCTTCCAATTTCGTCAGTATTTGTGCTCGGGTTTTAGAATTAGTCTGAAACCCAATTTTGGCAATGTCTTTGTTGCCGTACATATAATTATATCGATCTTTATCATTTTGGAAATACAAGTTTCGATAATCTAACTCGTTTAATTTCATGATGACTGCGTATCCATACGAATTATTCTCAGGACACAACAATGCATCGTTATATCTTTTTCCGGCTTCTGCTAATAATTGCGCAAATCTATCTGGCGGTAATTTGCCTTGGTATTCTGCAACGATATGAGAAGCTTCGGTATCTATTACGTGGAAAGTCGAATAATCGTTCGCATCCCCTCTGGAAACATCTGCAGAGATCACATATTTCTTTTCACTTAAAGGATAATCCCAAACCCAAACTCCCATATCGGGTCCCCAACGGTCGATAGGTGTTCGGATCCATTCTCGAATGTACTCTATATCTTCGACTCTTAAAAATGTTTCTCCGGAAGCTGCAAAGTCACATAACAATTCTTGTGCGATTTGTTTTTGAGACATGTTCTTGGTTTCTTCTTCGAACCACGTATCATCTCTATCAGGGTGGACATCCCAAGGAAGCTTAATCGGATTGAAAACATTTTCTCCTTTTTCAGCATATACCCACAAATCATAATACTGTCCTCCGACACCATTTGGAGTTGACAAAACAATTGCCTCACCCCCCGTTGACAACGTTGGGTACAGACCGGTCCATAGAGTATCAAAATTTCTCACGAAGGCAGCCTCATCCACGATTAGGAGAGACAATGCTTCTGAACGACCTGCATCCTCTGACGTAGGGATAGCTTTGATTTGTGAACCGTTGTTGAACTCGATTGCTTGTGAATTATTCTTTATAATTTGAGGAAGTATCAACCACTTCGGACATGACGCTAGAAGAAACTTGCACTTTTTGATAAAGTTTTGTGCCACTGCTAATTTCGTAGCGATAATCAGAACATTTTTATCTTTATGAAACAATACCATCCACATAGCATAAGCTGCAGTAATCGTTGACAGACCTAACTGGCGTGATTTGAGCACTATATTAAATCGATGATCTCTGAAATCTTGTACGCATGTATCTTGAAATGGGTAAGTTTTGAAAGGAATAGTACCTTTCTGTGGATGTTGAATCTTTACGTACTTATTAAAGAAATACGTAGGGTTCTTTCCACACTTGATGATCTCTTTGATCTGCGCCTGTTTATTGTTTCGTATTGAAGCCATTATGCGATGTGGTATTGCAAAGTTCTATAATATTTTCCACGAAGGAGTGATGGATTGAAAGAAATAATCTCGAGAAACGATTCTCTCAAAGGTTGTTGGCCTTTTCTGTCTGATTTGAATTCTTTTACTTTCAGAGCTCTGCCAGATTCGACTTTGAAGTCTTGTTTAATCTGTTTGATTTGTTCATCTATCGCTTTTCTAGATATATCATCAAATTCTTTTTGTGCTGTCATAATCCCATCACGTGAATTGACATTGACAATTGTTTCAAACCTGATCTCTAATGTACAACCATCGTCACAATGGTTCATGACTTTGTGTGCGATCGCATGGCCTGCTTCTCGCATTGAAGTCCTGCCAAAGGTCGTATTGACCAAGCTTTCTAAAATTCTTAGTTCTTGTAAATCTAACATAGGGTTCTCCTGTTTCTATTTAATTATCTGGTCTCCACCCTTTTTCCCACTTTTCTCTGTTAGGGTATCGATACTTTGTGTCGCATGCAAGACAACACTCGTGTTTTCTAAAATTAATTACGTCACCTACCGATGAAAAAGCCAATTTGCAAATTGGACAATCTTTAGGGTCAGGTTTGTAATTTTCTGGTATGACAATCTTTATGTTATTCATATACCACCTTTGAGTCTACGCCATTCCTTGTAATTTCAATCACTTCGTCTACAGAATCTTTGATAAATTCTACATGGGAGATGACTAGAATAAGTCTATAGTACCGTTTTAGACGATGAAGTAATCCTACGACAGATTCGATGTTGTGAGGATCCAGTGCACCGAAACCTTCATCCACGATAAACATATCAGATTTAGATAAAGACGATACATTCGACATTGCTACTCTTAACGCCATAGACGATACCATCTTTTCCATACCCGAGGCACACTCAACAGGGCGTCGTGTATCACCGTAATTGATGAAAATGTTCGTATTTCTTTCGTCTACTTCTAGCTCTATCGTGAAACCGGTCACATCCGATAAAATCTTTGCGAGCTCTGCGTTAATAGCTGGTAGCTGTTTTGACATAACATGTGTTGGGATACCACGCCAAGACGTAGCTTTTAGAAGAAAATCATAAGCTTTGTATTCCATTTGCAGGCGATCATATTCGATTTGGTCTTTTTTCAGTTGTTCTATATCACTCGTAAACTTACCAATCTTTCCAACGTTTCCTATATATGTCGACTCTTTCGTAGAAACTTGGCTTGCAACATCCTGAATCATTCGTTGAAGACGTTTTAATTCGTCTGATTTATCAGCATTCAGCTTGAGTTTCAAACCTACGATTTGTTCATTTAATTGGTCGATTTCTCTCTCTAGTCTAGAGATCTTCATTTGACTCGTTTCTATCGATGATTCCAAACGAGTATGAGAAATCTTATCTTCAGCTTCTTGCCTTAGCATACCTTCGTACTTGGCGATACGATTGCGAAGGCCTTCACCTTGTAGGTCATCGATTGATTCTTTCATCTTAGCGACTTCTGTACGTAATTCTGAAACTAGTTCTTTTTGTTCTTTCATTAGAGTTTTGTTTCTGTGCGATTCAGCAATAAACTTACACGTTGGAAACGAATCACCACAAGGCACTTCTTTTAGAAGTGACACAGAGTGTTTTTGTCCTTTCAAGATACGATTTTCTTTATCGAGCAAGTTTTTCTGTTTCATTAATGATCTATTCAAATCCTCGAGGTTCTCGAGTCTTCTGCGAAAGCCTTCGATAGGAAATGTTGCCTTGATGTTATCGTACTTACCGAACTTGATGCGAAGAGATTCGATTTCCTCTTGTGTTGTTTCGATGGTACGTGATAACTTACGCAATTGATTCTTCTTTGTCTCAAGATTCGATTCTGCACGCTGTAAGACGGATGGATCTACGAAGTCATCGTGATCTTCGTTGGCTTTGTTTCGCAAACCTGATAGTCTTTCAGATAAATCATCTATCTCCATCTTGAGATCAACATTTTCCTCAGTTAGCTGACCAATGCGGTGTCGTTTCTTGCGTATTTCAGCCACCCAATCTTTTTCATCCATACGCTTAAGCATACCCTTAATGCCTTCGCTTTCTGATTTGATTTTCTTGTGGATCTCGTCAAATACGTCCAAGCCCATAAATGTCGACAAGAGCTTTTTCCTGTCAGTGCTTCCTTTGTTAATGAATGCATTCATGTTTCCTTGTGCGGCAAACGATGTCATCATAAACTCGTCGGGTGACCCGATAAGATCTCGCAACTCTTTTTCCGTATCTCTCCGTTGTTCTCCACTGAGATCCCGTAGGATGCATCCTTCTTCGTCTACTTCAAACAAGTTTAGATAAGTCTGCGCACCATCAGTTCCTTTTCTTCTAGATGTATACCGCACAGATTGTCGTTCAATACGATAAAGCTTTGAGTTTACAGAGAATGTAAGATCTGAATTTGCCTCTTTCTTGCGATAATTGACGACATGTGCGTTGGATGTAAGGCCGCGGTCATTCGAATTATACAGCGAGTACATGATTGTGCCCGGGATAGACGACTTACCACATCGATTTTGTCCGAATAGACCTACGACACCTGAGAGTTTACCGAAATCAATCGTGTTATGTGATCCATACCCAAACGTATTGTCGAAGTTCATCTTCTTAAGCGACCATTTCTTGCCAAGAGGTATCGAATAATCGAGGTTTGTGATGGTCTTTTCCATAATTTCGAAACATTCATCCCAAAACTCGTCGGTGAAACCTTCGTCAGAACCATATTCTGCAAGGAGGTCCTTGTGGGTTTGAAGATCACTAAGATCCAGTACCTCGAGTTTCTCGATAATCTCTTCTTGTGATTGATCTTGATATTTTGGAACTAACTTGAATACTACTTCGTGTGCGTCGTATTCTCTACGAAGAACAGTAGATACTTTTCTTTGTGTTTTTGGATCGAGTTGTTCATTTGCTCGGATTCTATAGCGAGCACCACGAGGCCAAGTTTTTACACATTCATTGATTGTGGCTACGATGTTTCCTTTCCAATCGGCTGTCACGAATGGGTTTGCATGCGCAACTGGATGGAACTCGACTTTCCAGTCGTCAGGGCCGTTGATGTGCCAACATAGAAAACCTTTACCGGGTGTTTCACCGTAGTTCTGCTGTATCGTCGATCCCGGATAATGTATACGACCTTCTGCATCCATCTGTTGCCTTTTGTGAATGTCACCTAACATCGTAAATGTAAACTCACGAAACCTCGACATCTTCGTCTCTCCTTCGAGCATAAAGTCACCATCAGTATGAGAACCCCAAACTGATCCATGATATAGTGCGATGGAGATAGGTCTCTTACCTGAAGGCCTTAGAGAGTCGTATCCTTTCGTATCGAAAGGACAGTAGACACACCATTCGACATCATCAAGATGAGGATCGGGATAAACACCAGTACCTTTGTATAGGTACAAACGTGGTAGATTAAGCATGTTCACAATGGGTGAAATTGCATCTTGCCTGTCGGCATTGAGTACGAGACCATCGTGGTTTCCTAACATCAAGTGCACAGGACAAATCTTATGCATCTCCGTAAACCACCACGCAAGTGAGTCGATTAACTCGGGTGAGATGCCTTGGGTTTTCGAATGAACAATGTCACCTGCAATAACGATTGCATCAGGATTAATTTCCCTGCACTGTGTGAACATGTCTTCGAATGAGCGTCGGTATTCCTCATGGCGTTGTAAACCACGCCAATGAACGTCAGCAATATGTACTATCTTCATAGATCCTCTCCTAGATAGATACATTATACTCACCTCTGTCGTACTTTACAAAATCGATTTATATATCCTGTGTCATAGTTTGACGGCCTGGGAGTGCATCTGTCAATGCTGCTTCTACATCTTCGATGGATTCGTCACCTTTAGCAACCTTTGAAAAGTAAGCTGCAGCTTTTTTGATTCTATCTCCGAAATCCTCGAGGCCTTCAATGCCTGCATTAATTCTTGCAATGATCTGTGCGAATGTTCCTACACGATTGACAGGTGTTGATGAAAAAGAATAATACATCTGTGAACCTTGAGGTACTCCTGCAACTCTAGCGTATGCAGCTGGAATAGTATATTCGATCTGGAAATATACTCTTCCTTTTGCTCTAGGTGCAAATCTAAACGTTTTGCCAGATTTCTGTGTGGGATCTACTTCTGTTTTCACGGAAGTATACACGTTCAGTTTCATTCCATTCGGGAATGTTTTTTTCCAGACAATTTCTTCGCCTTCTTTAAGATACCTAATCCCTTTTGTCGAGAAACCTTGTTGGGCTTTAGTCATGTTCTTATAGAGATCTTGAGCTAGCATCTGACGATGTCGGTCATTTCGGGGATCATACTTTCCTTGATTCGTCTGAATTGTGTTTGCTACATATCTTCGTTGTTTTCTATTCTTTTTGTATCTAGCTTCACTAAGAATGTTTCGTATTGTATATCGTACTTCTGCGAGATGATGGTAATAACCAGAAGAGCCTTCGAGTTTGATCACTCCTTCAGCTTCTAGTATTTCCATCGCAGCATGCAAATTCTCAAAAGGTTCTCCCGGGAATTCTTCTCGAAACATGTCTAAAAGATCATCGATGTGGACTGTTCCTTGCCCTAGATGAAATTCATCTAAAATAGCTTGTTCAATTGTCTTCATATCTTACCTCTGCTAACAAGAGCTAATTATACTAAAGATCTTGAATCATATTCATTAATTTCGTATCAGGGGTATATTGATACTGTATTTGCATCTTATTGTACACATCCCGTGGATCTAAGTCACCCCAATCTGAATCTTTGGGTGCAGTGACCCAATAGACGTCTTTATCGTAAGACATTAGAAGTGATGCGATTTTATCTTGTTTCTTTCTAGCATCTGCATCCATTGCTAAAACGATCCTTTCAGGGTATGTGATTAATTTTCTAAATAACTCACTATTTTCTGAAAGTGTACTACCAAGTAAACATGTGGCGTTGAGCAACGAACACTTGATAAGATCTGTTGGCCCTTCTACAAGGACGATTTCCTCAGCACTCCAGTCTAGATCCAATTCACCCACTACGAATTGTGTCTTCGGTACTTTTGCGTTGAGGTATCGCCAGTCAGGATTTGAATCGCATCTTCTCGCTGTCCAATAGTTTAGTGTGCCATTCTCATCGAAAGAAGGTAGTATCATACGCCTTCTCATTTGGGGAGAATAACCCACACGGAACCGCCACAGTTCACTATCGGTGATACCACGGGTGTGTGCGTATCGTCGCACTCTTTTCGCATCAGGATCGTAAAGATTATTCATAACCAAACGAAAACCATCCGGAAGTTCACACTTGACAAAATCCTCTTGGTGTTCCTGAAACTTGACTTGACCAAATTGTGATTGGTACGAAGCCGCAAGTGTTGGTTTCACTTTACGAATAAGACGTGAGACAGATCGGCCTTTGAGATCACACACCCAACAGTGGTACAAATCGTTATCTAGACGTATACACAGTTTACGCTTGTCGGGTCTGGACTTATCTCCGCATTTTGGACACACAACTTTGAACTCTCGTCCACCAGAAGTGATACGGTGATTGGGCCAGACCCGACTTAAAAATTTGATTTTAGATTCGTACATAAAGTAATAGTAATATACTATTTTCTATTTTACAAATTAGAAACGTACCCTGCTTTGGCAACAACCCAAGCATCCGCCATATCCTTTGCTTCGTCTAGGACAACTTCTTGACCTTTACGGGGGCCAGACTGTAGGACTTTTGTAGGCCATTCAGCATTGAGGTGTCTTGTGACCCATGCAAAGACTTGGTCCTTGACGGGTATACCTGTTTTCTTCTTGGACTGTGTCTTGATCTGTAGTAGCTTTCTAGCTCTTGCAACATTCAAAACTTCGGGCTGAACGTGAAAGATTTGATAGGACAAGTACTGACAGATGCCATTCCAAGCCGCTAGTCTCGTAATAGTCTGTGCACTAGAAGTTCCTCTAGCCATCCTCTGAGCATAGTCCTCTATAAATACCTGTGTTATATCGTACTTAGACTGAATCTTTTCTAATTCGTCTTTAAGCACGTCTCCTTTCGTACATAATTCCTTCTGTTTCTTTAATTTCAGAAAATAATTTTGTACAATCTCCCCTTTTTTATCTAATATACAAATACCCACTGTACTTGTACTTGCATCTAATCCAACAATCATCAAAAATCCATTTTAATTCTGAACAAGAAAGAGTCTTCTTCTCGTTTCTGTATAGGTTGAGCCAATTTGACCTTCCCAATAATATTAAGGTTCTCATCATGTAAGTAAACTGTAGAAATGTAAGTAGTTAGAGATTCAGATTCGTTAGAGTTAGCAGTAGCACGTAAAGATTGATAATTGTTGTTCTTAGATTCATTAGCAAAACCAACAGGGCACCTGACGTCAAATTGGAGCACATGGAGGTTTTTACTTCCTCTAAATTCTAAGCTAGTTTCATTTAGTGAAACGTTGCAAAGGAGATGTGAAAAAATACACAAGTACCCGAATTCATAATCGATATGGCCGACCTTAGCACATGTTGGTCTCTGTAGATAATCTGCGACGTAGAGTACTCCATTTCTATCGACGATCTTTATATCTTTTCCGCTTTCTGTTTTTGTAGAAAGACAAAAAGACTCAGGCTCGATTCTATTGCCATAATAGATGACTGGAATAGAAATTACTAATGAGTAAGGGGGTAATATATCCTCCTCCACGATCACCTCAGCCAAATTATCGATGTCATTAGTCATACCATCCACAGTTAATTTTGGTTCTTGAGACCAAGATAATAATTCCTCGGTGTTCTGGTCTTTTACTTCTGTCCTAGTGCCTTGCCTCCATTGTTCATCTTCGAACATCTTTCCACTGAGTGTATTCCCAACTGCATTGGACTCATAAAAGCTAAGATTTTCTGGCTTATGATAACTGATCTTTATTGGTGTCCCATTTTCGTATACGCTAGAGGTTGCAGAATCCGCATCAATAAATTTTGTGATATGGGTATCTAATTGAATGGTGCAAGGCACCATAATTGAGTTCCAACAACGAAGCCAGTTTATCCTCGACCAGTTTCTTTGTAGATAGCTTATCTTTTCCTTTTGGAACTGATTATTAACTGTGTTTGAAGACCCATCAAAATTTGGATACACCCTGATGTCTTTATCACTTATATCAGGCATGCCTACGACAACGGGTATTGACGAACCTATATACTCTTTCAAGTGGGATCCTACGTTCACAAAAGGAACTCCAGCAATATGTCCCCAATTTTCACAGAACGGTGTCTTTTGATGGTAATATTCCATAGTGTTTGAAATGTCAGCTGCATGATCATAAAATATTTCTTCTAAATCTACGCCCGGGTCGTAGCTTTGGTTCTCAGTTGCAACTCCCGGAATGAGCTCAGGTTTCCTTTCGAAAAATTCATGGTTTGCATCAAACCAAAATGGGATGTAATACAATAAAGATCCTGCTGTATTCGCTCTAGATGTCCATTCTCGGTCTATTATCTCTTCAGTTCTAGGATAATCCCAACATCGAAGCTCAGTTAATTCTGACTTCAGTTGAAATCGACATGAAAAGTTTGTGAGATAACCACCTCCAGTGATCGTACCACCCGATTGGGATTCTGCATTCGCCCAACCCAATCCTCTTTGGTTCAGGCTATATTCGTCCCATATTTCGTTTTGATACGAGTTTGTATCACTTGGGTATCCTCCAACAAACAAAGCTTTATTGGTCGTTGTAATCGCAACATTAGTCTGAATCAAGCCAGTTCTAGCACCGTCATTAATACCATCAAATTCCTCGACTGGTACGTTATTTAGGTACATTGTAAATAGGCCATTGTTAAAATTCCTACCCCATCGTAAAGATACGTGATGCCATTCATTAACAGTCAGTAAGGGTCTGGATATGAAAACCCCAGCAGTCCCACCATTCTCTCGATGGTCTAGATCTCCAAGTATAGCTTCGCCATCAGCTGCAGCAGAACCGACTCTCATCGAGACTCTAAACCTTTGAGGGATACTATTTACGATATAGTCAGGGTCTGGAATAATTACAATCGCATAATTCTCATCGAGCTGTACGACTGTTCCAATTTCTGTTTGTTCCTCTGCTGGCTTGATCCAAAATTCTATATTGAAAGAAATTTCAGAAGAAGAAAAATCAATAACATATTGTGCATTTTCGTCCGGATACGCTAATGCTGGAACTCTTTCGACACTCTGGAAATCCAAATAAGACTGAAGTGACAAGCTTTGGGAATTTTTCACCCACCAACCTTCTTCTAGCAATCCTTTGTTTTTGTATTTTCGAAACAACATTCTCTGTTTCGAGCTCGATTGAGAGAAGTAGTCATAATCAGCTCGATCAAATTCTATGAATTTTTGAGTCTTGTTTCTAGGATGCATCGACAGATCTGAATACCCTTGAACTGTAAAGTTAGTGATAATATTTGATCCCCACTTTTCAATTTCTGGTGGCCATGCATTTACTTCATCTTTTGACGTAATTGTCGTGGTTTCAATCGGAAAACCATTCTCCATCTGGTAATTCCATCCAGTGAATTGAAATAATTCTGGATTACCAGCTGTGAGACTAGAATTTCCCAACGAGTACAACGGGTTATTTTGTTCTACTTGGTATACTGCACTTTTTCTCCACGCGTGGTCTTGGGTCTCTGGATCAGCACCATCTAACAATAGTGAGAGTGGCACCTCATAGTTGAGTGCATTCTTGTCCCTATCAGTTTCAGGCAACTTATTATAGATCGAGTTATCGTTGTTGTTATCCTCGATCACCCAATTGTTGTTAGATGTCCACACAAAAGTTGTTGTCACAGAGGGGTCACCCAAAGACTGGATTGCTTTGTCGCCCACTCCGATCCTACTGTAATCTTCCTCTAGCCAATCGTTGAGGTCATCACCAAGGAACACATCCGTACCTGTCTCATCAAAAGGGACAACTTCATTTGGGTTGGCAAGTGCCCAAGCTGGAACAGTGCCCGTATTATCTTCAAAAGTATATTCCCAAGCTAATGCATCGGTAAGTGTTTGATCGAATAGATTAAAATCACCGCCGTATATATCGATTCTTCGTGCCTCTAGAGAGTTCCCAGAAAATGGTCGTATGATTGCACTTTCTGGTGGGTTAGAGCCATCCCAATTCGGGTCTGTGCCATCTTCTAGCGGGAAAAGATTCAATCTCTCATCGATGTTATCTTTCTGTGTTTCAGATCTGTTCGGGAACACGTATATAGAACCAGAAACTCCCCAAGAGCCTGATGTATACAATCTCTTAGGTCGTAATTCTACACGTGAAAGAAGTTTATTACTGTCATTGACCTTCTGTATGGCCATAGTTTCCTCCTAGAAGTCTAGGCGTACTCGTATGGTCAGCTCAGACTGATTATTTTTCTCGATGGGTCTATTAAGTTTTGCAACTGCAACAACTTCATTTTCATCATCGTATAATAACACTGTGGTAATATATGCGTATGGTGCATCATTCGAGGAATTAGCTAGTACCCAACTCCCTGCATTGTCTGGATCCTGCCATGTTTCATTCGAGCTTCCATTGAATTGTGAAGCCGTAGCTCTACAGAAGAAAATCGATGAATTGATCTTCGTCACATTTTGAAAAGCAGCTGCAGTTAATGACCCAGAGGAAAATCTTGTGTATCCAATGTGATCGACAATGTCGTCTATAGAAGCACTGACTAATAAATCCGGATAGAATCTAGCACTCAAGTTGATTGCAGGACCGTCTCCGCCGCCAGACCCACTTTGAGAGTCAGCAGCGTTCGCTCCACCAGCTAGTGCATAGTTGTAAGCATGACCCATGTAAATTTGACCTGCTGTTAGAGCATCTGTAATTCCAAGATCACTTTGAGCTGTCGCGACTGAACCGCCGTGTGCTGAAAGCATGCCACTAATTACGCCGGTCACACGGTCTCTTGGATCAAATACTGGTTTGATCCCTGTAGCTTGCCCTTCACCACCATCAGCGTTTGTTTCGTATTTTGCAGCCTCTGGTGAATTACCAGCAGACCATTGACTGTTTGCTGCAGAAGAACCTCCAAGGTTCAATACGACAATACCCGCATCATAGAAAATAATACCTACATGTTCATTAGCGTTAGCTGCATGTTTCAAGTAAGCCCAAGCACCCGATACAGTTCCGGATTGCATCCCCTGCAACGCACCGATGTCGGCAATTATTTTTACTCCCTTTTCAGATGAGTCTATATCCGTACCAAACAAATTGGTTGTCGCATCAGTCGCAGTGTTATTAGCATCCCAATCACTAGGGACAAACTGAACATTTGTATTCGGGTCGATCTCATCGGACCCATCTGCTGGGTTATAGTCCCATACCCACTCAGCAACACCATCACCATCAAGATCTTGTAATGCTAAATTCACACTAGTGGGATCGTACCAATCGGGTGCTTTTTCATATAATCTCATTGCGAAAGTTTCTGGCCTAATTCTATCTCTAGCAAATAATCTCTTTACGTTAATGAAAAGACATGCATCCATAATTGTTGTGTCTGTCTTCCATACGCTAGTTGCGCCATTGTCAACTGTGTTCGAGTTCTGGTTTGTATTAATTGCAAACGGTGCGTTTGCATCTCCCAAAAGAAGCTTAGCATATTGACGGTAAATATTTACTTTTTCTCTCATCATCATCGTATGTGACGTATCAAATAGCAATTGGTCATTCCCTGACTTATTATATCCTGTACCTGTTGTGACAAGATTAGATCGTACATCTCCACCATTGTTCGCATTGTCGTGGAATAACCCAACAGTCATATCCATAACTGCATTAGCAGTCTGCAACGTAAAATCTTGATCGTATATAGTTTGATACAGTGAAGATGTGACACCGGGCCCGATGCCTCCAGTGACGAAAGTCTGGTACTTTCTTCTTGTGGCAGAACCAGATATATCTTCTTGGATCACATCAATAACTTGATTTAGATTAGATTCAATTCCATCTTGTCTTTTATCGGAAGTGAAATATTTTTTTGAAGGCATTGATTACTCCTAAGATTACAATGTAATGTCGACGTTTTGTACGCTAGTAGAAGCACCACCTTGTTCTACTACTGAAAACGAAGCAGTTTTTGTTCCAGTCCATGACATATTGCTTGTTGAAAACTGTAAGGTCAATGGAGCACTTGGTGTATGCGAAATAATCGCCCTAGTAAGGAAATTCCCCGGGTCTCCAACAGGTGCAGAAGAAGCAACACTTGTAGTAAGCTCCCACACAGTACTAGAGTACACAACTTCTAACGTAATGTTTGTTCCACCATCAAACCCATTAAATTCAAGTTCATAATTATAGAGTGGAGGGGAAGGACTTTGTGCTGTCGATGTGATAGACTCAACTGAATTACCAGTCGAATCTTGCAATAAATTCTGTTCGTATTCAGCGACCATTTCGTTGCTAGTACTTGCTTCATATATTGGCGTGTTCTTTTCAATCTTTTCTTTTCCTACGATCTCTCCATACTTTTTGAGAAGAGTGTAGTCAACTTCTGGATCTGCAAATGCATATTGAATTATCGTAAGACCCGTAGCACTCGCTAATTTCTTTCGGCCTTTGTCTGTCAATACAGCGTCAACAATAATGTTGTTCGTAGTATGATCTAAAAATCCCATAATTGATTCTCCTTGTCTGTTGGTGTTAATTATAACGCACTATACGATTTTAGATAATTTTGTTTGCTATTATCACTGAGAAGACGATCCTGCAATTACAACAGATTCTTCTGTATCCAAATCAATCATCTGTATAGTGATCTCCCCTTCAGTCGGGTATGACTGCTCAGTATCTGGTGTTTGATATATATCTAAATATCTGTATCCACTAGTTTTGAACGAACTGAGCACGAACTTGGTCGGTATTAATGCATTTGGGTAAGCTAGGGAGGCACCCCTTGAAGAAATGAGTGACGTAGCCACTTCCCCAGTGACATTATTCCTTCGAACATAAAACTGCTCAGAATAATTGCTTATATTACCATGTACATCATACGTGCAGAGAGTGATATAATAATCTAGATTTGATCTGATTTCAAGGTCATAGTCAAGCAAATTCTTGTCGACAATGTGTAAGATCTTATCATTCGGTACTGAAATCCCTATGATCGAAGATAACACTTTGTTTGTCAGATCCATCGTTTCTCGATACTCTTCTTTTTCTAACACTTTGGTCGTACTCCCATCGGAGTTGACTTCTTCATAATATTTTCTTGTTTTCTTCGTGATATGGAATTGTTTTTCAAGCCTGTAGCCTTGTTCGAGAGAATTCCTTATGAACAGCAGATAACCTCCAGTGTCGTTGCATTCGAACTCTTTCTTCCAGTACTCTTCTAGATTAAGGCCAGATGAAAAATCATGTGTTGGGACTGTTAATTTTTTCTCTTTTAGCCAAGAGATTCGTATGTTCTTATCCCCAACATATTCGAATGAGAAATTCCCTGGAGTCATAGGTGGAAGTTTTTCTGTACAGTCTATTTCTAAATTAACTGTCTCACTACCCAGTAGAAGACTCAGTTTATGAACAGGGTTTGATGGAGTTTCTACTACCCATGCATCTCTTATTTCGTATCTATAAGATTTCCCGTATAACACGTAAGGGTCCTTGAAAGTATAGAAATTCGATCCTTGATCTCCTTCCATATCGCCGGACCCGGGATATGATTCGTGTACTTCTAAATTATCGGGAAAAGTAGGCACTACAAAAGAAGCTACGTAGTTCCAGTCATTACCAACCCGCATATACTTTAATATATGCCAACCAATATGGGAATAGGAAAGCTCACCTGCATTATTGATTACGTCAGGCGTATATTCGATTTGGTTGTCTCCGAATACTTCTAGCGTTTTGAACATACTAGAAAGGTATCTAGTTCTTCCTGCTTCCTGTGCTTGATTAGAAATCAATTCAGCTAGCTCAATTTGTCGATCTGTAATCCCCCAAATCGCTGGTGAATTCTTTGATCTTTTGAAAATCTTTTCCACGTACATGCTGTTGATGTATGAATCCGCATTAGAGCTGCTAGGGCTTACGTCAGTATCAGATATGGGCAAGTTAGTATTTGGGTCGATCATGAACAAAGCTTGTGCTTCTTCTTCTGCACTTCCCTTCAAGGCTTGTTCGAACTCATCTAGATTTACGTGGATGTACTCACTTCCTGATGCTTCACTTTTCAAATAATCAAGCAAGGTTTTCTGTTTGAAAGATTTCTCTGAGGTGGTGGTAGTATCGATAACTTTTTTAGTGAAAGTTTGAGTAGAAATAACACTATCAGGAGAAACTCTTACGTATCCTTCGATGAAATCTTGGGTAAAGAAAACATTCGGCCCTTGGACCCAATCATGGTCATCTGCAGCTAGCACCGCGTTCAGAATCTCATGTGATACGACGCTAGCTGTGCCTTTTTCCAATTTAATTATATTATACCTGTCTGGTATTTTAGCGCCATTCTCGTTCATTCTGAGGGGTAAATCAAGTCTTGGGTCATCTTGAGGATCATCAGGAGAGAGCTCCGGAGGTAGCCTAATTTCTTCTCGTTCTTTTACGTCATAATTCAAATATACAAAGTTTCCAACAACTCGAATTAACTGAGTCGGAAGCTCTATAACATTGATTGATTTCGTTATTCCTTTGGTTGTCATATCATGGTGTCCACAGGTTTGAGTTGTAAGGTTCAAAGAAATTGAATTTTATGTTTCCTTGGAAAAAATTCTTTTCTAAATTTTCTTCACTGCTATTAAGTTCAGATGTCGACATTAGTGTCGTGGGTACTTTTACTAATACTGGTATCACATATCGGAATTCTCGTGGTTTTACGACTTGCATAAAGAAATTCTTTGGGAATAACCACGACGAAACATTGTAGATTGATTCGACATCGACGATTGGTTTTCCGTCTTCGAAATCAGAAGATGACCAAGGAAATTTACCAGCCTCGTTTTCTACAAGAAACTCTGAATACAATTGCTCGTAATTATCGATGAAGACAGTCTCATCAACCCGAAAACCTTTACAGAGATGAATCCATGAATGCATTGCTTTTCCTAATCGTTGAGATTGATTTGGATCTAAAATTTCATCACCGGTGCCCGGTCCGTAAAATCCGATCTGGCCACCATTGTATCCAATAGCAGCTCGCTGCAGACCTGTAGCAGTTGGTATGAAAATACCGGTGGTTTTATCGTTTGAATTCTTCCATCCAGTTGTATTTCTGTCGACATCTATATAATACTTTTTATCCTCCGGTTGAGATAAATCCCATTGTACAAAATCCTCAGAAATTCCAATACACGATAGGAAAATACCACCGCTATCCAATTGTCCCAATTGTGCGCACTTCGACAATCGTTGATGGAACGTGTCTATTGCACCATTTTCTTTAATCAAGTCATTCCATAAGCCACTAATTCCTTTTGAGTCAGCTCTGTAATACTCTAAATTCGTAGTAATTAGAGGCAAAATCTTTCCCGCTTTTGATATATCTTCGGCAGTAATAAGGCCTTCTTCATACGGTCCTTTGACGTCTTCATCTATCTGAAGGCTTTCCATGTACTCTGAGAAATTCACTATTGGATCTTTGATACCTTCTAACAATGTGGTTAATTGCGTAAATGCTCCATGCTGTATACAGAATCTCCATTTTTCGTTCTGCTCGATGTTTGTACCGGGTATATTGAATTCAAACTCGTCTGAGTCTACATCAAGAGATATGTAGCTTCTTTTAATCTTAAGAGGGTCAGGGTAATCTGCTTTCGGATATACATCTATATATTGACCAGAAGGTCCATAATTTTGGGCCCAGTTTGGGTTCGAATCCTTACGCATAATCTCCGGAGGGAAATAAGTCATCCAATCTCGTTCTTCTTTTACGTTGTTTCCAACAGTCAAGACTGATTTAGAAGAAATCCTAGCTTTGAAGGCCATATACTCTTTGGCCAACTTAGAATTGTTTTCAGTTGTACAATTTTCATTCAATCTTCTAGTGTGTGACTTGTCAGGTGTTGTTATCGATACCAGATACGATTCATCAAAGAGAGTAAGCCCTCCTGCAGGATTGACTCTGATATAATGGTCGTCCCAAGTATGACTAGATTGGCTTTCTAAAGAGTCAACAACATGTTCAATCATCTTGAAAAACATATCTCCATGTCTTTCTAATTCATCCGTGTCTGTCGACAGTAATTCATAGAATTCATCCCAATCTGTTTTTTCTCCAGTTAATTCATCTAAAGACTCGAGCAAAATTTCGTGCATTTTAATAAACAGCCCTTTTATGATACCCTCTGAAGCTCCGAAGAAACGAATTACTCCTCCTCCTTTCATCTTGAAATAATCTTTCCAGCTTTCCAAATCCATATCGTCTGTAGTTGGGTTCTCTCTATCTATTCTGTATGCCCATGATGGTACAGACGAAGCATGTGGGTGAGACCTTTTATTGCATATTGGTTTCCACTGAAGCGGGAGAACCGCACCAAACGACGATGTCTCATTCGCCCACCAATGGCCATAATCCATCGATGGACCGAAATTTGTAAACTGATTAGATACCCGAAAACCGCCATACAGCGAAGCTTGGTTCCCATTGAGCTCACTACTACGGAAATAATCGTTATGCATCGTGGTCCAATATGGTCTATTGTTGGCAAAATTGAGTTGATAGGTACTTTGAGAATCCCATGACAAAGGCCCATAGGAAGTGTCTGCAGCAGAGCCCCAGCCCATGACCATTGCCTTGTTTTTCACGCTCTTTTGCGACACTCTGTTCCCGGTGTGAAGGACATCTCCTGGGATTGCGCCAAGAGCGGTAGAACTGAAGAGCCCGGGCATGTTGTACCGTGTCCCGTCGTTATCATACGAAGGAAAATGAAGGTGCCCAAAGAAAGTACCAGTGGGAATGACAGAACAACCTTTATTTCTTGCCACTTCCAGTGCTTGCAAGCGAGCTGACCCTGTTGATAATCCGCCAGCCGAATTTTCCAAGAGTTTATCTTCGAGAAAACTCAAGAAAGATTCACGATAACTAGATATATCCATCACTGTTTCAATTTGGGATGCTCTGTACGTTCCAATCTGGCAAAATTTCCTATCGTCATAAAAACTTTTTAGTGCAACTTTAGAATTGTGCACACTCTGGTTTGCAGTTCTGAATTCAGCATCCTCTGGTGATCGAAATGTGCATGCATGGAAATTAACGGGCCCACGTCCGGGGACTCTGCCATATATGGCGTTCATTTGGCCAACAGCACTTGTTTTCCTGATGGTGTTATTGGGTTTTATCGTTTGCCAATTAACTCCCAAAATTTGTTCAGAATTGCATACCCCAGAAAGTTGCGTATACCTCGCATATTGATTTGGATAAGAGCTCGTCCTCGCTGTTGGCCAGAATTCAACACCACCTACATAAGGACTAGATGCTTTGTCGTTGCTTCTCTGCTCAGATGTATCTTTTGGTGTCCATAATCTTTCATCAAAGTCTTTGGGACTTACTAAGAAACTCGTAAGATGACCACCTATTCCTCTGATGAAATCTCCAACATTGAATATGCTAGTATTCGGCCTAGAGGATAGATCACTGTTAAGAAGCTGTCTTTTATATGCGGCCCATCCCGATTTATCGGGCCCATTGGGGAAAATATCTCTATTGAAAACTTGCAAGAAGCGTATTAAAGTTGCATAATTCAAATATTTGGTATCACTCATCGGAGTCGACTCAAAATTCGTCCCTGGCGTCTGTTCATTATCGTATTCCTCATCGAAAGATAAATTGGGCCCAATTCCAACGTTTCCATGTCCCAAAATACTAGATGATGAAATCTCTGACAGCCATGTTTCTCCGATACTGTTCGTTCCAAGATACGGCGTTATATCTAGATCACTATCCACAAGAGCGTCAATTGCTTTTAATAGACTTTGAAATACTAAGAGAGGTCCTCCACCCGCGTTTTCCAGCTTCAAGCTTTTTACTATTTTTTGGGAAATCTCATCAAAACTCAACGCCCATAGTTTTGCACTTTGCGGTGATTTCTTTCCTAACATCAGACTGTCGATTTCTTCGGCATACCAATTCATCATTGTTTCGTTTTCTATATCTCCGATGGAGTCATTCACTAACGTTGAATTTTCCACTAGGAGATTAGGGTGCATATTCAGATATACTTGCACAACTTTTCTGTAGAATAAGTCTTCAGTGTAATTTGGTGCACCAGTGTTGCTTCCGCCGTCGTCCCCATATTGGAGTAGTAATCCCATTGCTTTCATACCGTCGACAGTAAACGTAGCGTCCGTGACCCTTTTTGAAATTGAATCACCGCTATTAACAGATTTGTTGGTGGTGTTAGACCAGAACGGTATTGATGGAGGGGTCTCAGATAGATCTGTGTGCTTGAAGGTTTCGTCAGACAAACAATACATACCAGTTCTGTTTCTTATTTGGTTCAGAGTATCTCCAAAGTCATCTACAACAGATGACCACACCGATTTTTGGCCCAAATACAAACCATCCCCTTTGTTCAATAATTTTGTTTTGATTTTAGACTCATCGAGTAGATCGATGATTTCTTCCTGTTGTTCTTTTACTAGAAGTAGAAATTCTTGTAATTTTTCAACCTTGTTCACCCAAGAATTATATTCGGTCACTAACTGATCTTTTACTTCTGGATCAAAGGCTGCTGATTGGCTAGCTACAATGTCAACTACAATCGACAATTTAGATTTCATAAGGAGTAATTTATCTAGATCGTTTTGTGGGTTTACACTTTGTGGAAATTTACTTAAAAATAAATTTTCAATTACTTCGAATCCAACATCTTCAGAAAATAGGCCAGTAGTAGGTTCAATAGGAAGGCTTTCCAACCCAACAGGCCGTTTGATAACACTGTCAGTATGTGTCAGTGGATCAACTTCAACTCCAAATACCCCATCTATTGGCGAGATCTTTTCGAAATTACCAATCGTTGTTGCAGGACTATCTTCTGGGATGCCAGAAGTCACTACAGGTGTCGCACCTTCTGTTTTGCTAAGCTGTATTGTAGAGCTTTCCCCATAAAGCGGATACACACCAATTGTCACGAAATTCGCCGTGACATCAACAGTGAATGCTGGAATATAGAAAGCTTTTAATTCTTCTTCTAATGCAATCAAACTCGATTCATCAGAAATAAATTCTGACACTCTTGCAACGACGCTAGAGACGCTAAAATAAGAATTATCTGCATTAGCCTGCGCATCAAAGTCGGTGTATATACTCATTTAATTTTCCTCTTAAATTACCACGGGTTTCAAAACCGGCGGTGGATACCCACTCATGTCTATTTCTTCTATGTTGAAATTCAAATCAGTTGGTATATATCCTGTAGCTGGTTTCAAGCCCGGAGGGCTCGTAGTGCTTGTTCCATCGTCTGGTGCAGCTGTATGGTGAAAAGTGTCTAAGTGTCCTGTCACTATCGCGGTTCCAGAAGGTATCCACGTGAGATTATCAGCAGGTTGTTCGATTTTATCAAAATCAAAATCGATACCTATTCGATAGTGTGGATTTTCCCAAAAGTCTTCAGATAAATTGTTGACTAAAATTCTTTCTACTGAAACACCATTTGGTGCATTGCCATCCGGCATAGTGATTTCAGCCCAGTATTGAATTTTTACTCCCGGGAGAGGATGATCATCTCGAAGGTATATGTTCGATACACCAGTGATGAAATCATCAACTTTCATAGAAAGCAGTAGACAATCTTGTTCGAATTGATGGAAATTCTCTTTTGACAATAGCCACTCTGTAGAAGGTGCACTATATGATGGCAGCATCCCTACAGCACCACCACCGGTACTACCACCGCTAGATTCAACTTCTTCTGGTGGTGGCTGAAGTTTCCCGGTGCTCATCATGTAATTCCAGATAATAAAGAAAACTTGTTGATATGAAACAAAATCTACTACGTGAAATTCAGGTGACCAATGTTCCCATTGCAGTATTGGGAAACTCTGTGGTGGATCAGAAAGATTTCGAGATTCTAATGAACTTATTTGAGCAAGTTCCCAAGTGTACTGAGTATACTGTTGGGAAAGGCTGTGTCCACCGCCACCTCCACCAGAACCAGTGCTAGTGTAAGGCACTTCTTTTTGAACATAATACGTATATTCAGCTACCAGCTTAATATTATATGCATTCTTATATTTATCACTAAGTTGGAAAGAAAAATCAAAGTGAGGCCACTTGCCGAAGTAATCACGGTGTTTATCTTCAGTGTATACTACATTCCAGCCGTTCGAAGATAAAATAGCACCGTGCACAGGTTCCTCAGGCAAAACCGCCCCAAGCGACATCTCACTCTTATAGAGAACACATTGCCTAGATTTTGCTATTTCAGATAGCCTGTTTGGTGAGTCATATTGGGGATCGACCGGATTCATTCTCTTCCATTTTCTTGTTGGGTGTTGTTCGTCCCACGTATCATATCGATAGCGATTGGGAGGAGATCCAACCATCCATGCAAAGTTTTCTCCTGTTTGTAATCCATACTCAACGCCCAAGGACCATTCTGAAATTCTGAATTCATAAGTTTCTTCGCCGTCTTCGTCTGAATTAAACTGCATTGCACCAGTCTTCGGAAAGAATCCAAAAGAGAGCGTATTTGGATCTTGTCCATCGGTGTACTCATCCCATTGGAAGACACTGTCTAGATTGGTGATGCCGGAGTAATCGCCGTAGCCAGCTCCAGTTGGATTAAATATGAAAGATCCTAAGAACCTTTCCTGACCTCTGAATCTCTTTGTCACATGAAGCCTAACCACTAGCTTTTCATTCAGAATCCCTTCTCGGTATTTCCCATCTTCTATCTTTACGTCCCAACCAGTCTCTGTAGACTCTGGAATGTATAGTTTGCTGAAATTTTCTTTGGATATGTTGATAATGAAGAAGTCACCCAAGTTTTGATTTACAAAGTGGTTTATATTCGCTTTTTCTACACTTGCTATTTTGATCTGGGTATCTTGCACTATAGGCATGGCTGTTTTTATATCGTACCCTTGGATCCACGATTTGGCTCCGTTTCGATCGGTATGAAGCAACTGTATATGGAATTTGTACGGCTTATAGCTATTTGGAAAAACACCCAAGGAAAACGTACCCTCATTATTTTCTGTGGATACGAATGTCTTGGTAGCTACGAATGTTCCATCTGGTTTTGTAATTCTAACTTTATCACACACTTCATTCATAGTTTTGTAGTAATAAAGATAAAGTTCATTCTCTCCTTGATCATTGATCGTCCAATACGGAATAAATTTAGGCATAGAATTATTAATAGGAGATAAGAAAAATTCTGATTTGTACTGTTTCGGCATCATTCCGTACGGAAGCAACGGCATGTGAGGTACTTGTTTGTCATCGATCATTGCGTAAGAGCTTATCGAGAAAGGCCCAGGTTGATACCAATCTTCAGGATCATCCTCTTGTTCTGTTCTTTGTAGGTGTTCCCATTTCCAATTCGGGTTCCCTGTCGGTTTCCACAACGTTTGAATATGATCAATCGACTTGTTTGCTTGAAATGTATTGATCTTTGCATGTGCTTTGTAATTGTTTACATACACAGACGTAGCTGTAAGGCTTTCAGCGAGTGTTTCATGTCTAATAGGAAAATCAAAATAACCATCGTGCCACCCGGGTGTTTCATTGGTCGATGAAAAACCAAACATATCTGTCCAGAAAGGAGCTGCACCATAAGATGCTTTTTGCTGTTCCCAACAAAGTCTAGACCACTTCGGCAGCTCGGCCGGTTCGAAATAAGAATTTGGAATGGTGATTATCTCAGCTTCTTCAGAACTAGAAGAAAATCTGTCGACCCCGTTGATCTCACCAATTGCAATGTTGACAGCTGTCAAATCTAAGGGTATAGCCTGATTGGATCTGTTTGCGTCTACCTCAACAGTTTCCCCACCAACGTGCGTTTGTTGCAAGAGATCAAGTTCGGAAGCAACCTCTGCAGCATTTTGTTGAATTAACACCTGAGCACTTTCTGAATCACTTGAAACGGTACCTGTATCTAATGCAATTATCGCTTTGTTCGTTCTAGAACTAACATATACTCTTTGACTCATGTTCCGACCTCATCGATTTCTCCGTTATGAAATATCATTGAAAACTCTCTTGCAAATTTTGTTGTACCAAACTGATCCTTATATACGAAACCTAGAAAATATATACGACATACAGGCTCGTTTTCTACATTGAAAAACTCACCAGCATCGATTATCACGTATTTTTTCAATGTTTGTTTCTTTTTTACAAATACTTGGCCTAGTATGTCGTATCTCTCGAAGTCTTTAGAATCTAATGACCCGATTGTTATTCTTGTTGGTAGAGGTAATTCATCATCTATCGTAGCTTCACCAACAGCAGAATTTTTTATTTCTTCCAATTTCACTTGCAAGTTTGTCAAAGTTGGGTAGAACTCAGAAGTACCTTCTGAATCTGTCCACTTGTTGAAACTTCGAAGATTTACGTCACCTGCCGCAGTTGATACCACAGGAGGAAGATACCTCATGTTCAATTGGTTTTCGAATCTAGGGTCGATCGAAAGAGGTAAGACACTATCTAGAGGGGGAATGTCCTCAGAAACAACTCCGTCTGGAACGCCCAAAGTATCAAAACTATATTTGTCTAATGAAAAATCTTCTGTACCTGTGATTGTATTGAGAATGCCCAATGCATTGAAGCGGCTAGTAGTATTCTCACAGAAGCTAGATATACGACTATAGCCATCTACTTCTTTATACCCATTCGGATTGGATGTTTCGAAGAGAACGCCATTCTTGACTTCGAGATTCCCGGGCATTGATTGATCTATGATAAATTTTCCAAGAGAATCTACTTCCGGAATGATTTCATCCGATGGCTTGCTAAAAGCTTCGAAAAAGAGGCGCTCTGTTATTGGTTCAAGTACGCCACCACCGCCATCTACGTATTCTACACCGTCATCACTAAAAGAGACAAATTTTACGTCAAAATCGCCTTTTGTCATTTGTGCACGACCGATCTCTGTTAATATGACATCCATCACTCGTTGCTTTGGATCTAAAAACCCTGCCATCGATAACTCTCCCGAACTATTGTTAATTATACACAATTGGAGAATTTCGTATACGAAACAGACAGCTATTCGCTAGCTCGCTTTGCATTGCGTTGCTGTCTAATACCAACAGGCCTTTCTCTAGGGCCAGACCTTGTCTTGAAAGGTCGCTTGCCTCTATTCTTGTTTTCTTCGTATAACTTCAAGGCCTGAGGATCACTTGACTTCTTCTCCTTCCGATTTTTTTTCCCCTTCATCTTCGATTGAGATGGTTTGTTGGCCAGCATCGTCTTCGAATTTAGAAACCCGATCTAATAATGTCTCCAACGTAGAGATTTGTAATTTCAAGTCGCCCACTTGTTTTTCTAAGTCATTATGAAAATCTTCTACGATTTTCACGCAACCCTGTGAACTATCGACTAGAATTTTTATTCTTTCATCAACAGACTGGGTACCACTGTATTCTTGAAATTTTCCTTGTACTTGCGCAATCACGGCTTCTGCAACTTTCTTTGTTGCAGCAACACCATCATTCACTTTTTCAAGTTCACTTTTGATTTCTTCGATGTTTTCAATTATTTCTTTGGTCAGCATCATCTTCTCCGGAGTGTTTATTTTCAAATTAATTATAATAAAGAAAGGGCCTGTGTATACACAGGCCCCCGAAATAACAAGTATTTCAATCAGCAAAAATTATGCTTTGATGATAACAATGTCACCTTCTTCCAAATCGAAGTTGAAATCAAGGTTCAATTGCTCTGCATTACCGTTGTGAAGTGAAGCGATGTCGTAATCAGCGAATGCACCAGACATTCTTTGACCATTAACATAGACTTCAATTCTTTCTTTAAGCTCAGCTAAAGAAGTACCAGCACCCATCAAAGAAGCACCTTCGGCGTTTGCAGTGACAAGAGTACCTTCTTCGTCCAAAACGATAACGTCTGGACTGTTAGTAGCGTTAGCAAGAACAGCTTGATCAGAGTATGTCATTTGGAAAAGATCAGAGTCCGCTGGAATCCCAGCTGCATTTACGACTTCAAATTCCATGTGGAAAGCGTCAGCAGAACCTACAGCAGCTTGTGCCAAAGCACCCAAAAGGGAAACTTCACCGAAAGCAGATCTGTATTGATCCCATTCGTCTGAACCAGCAGAAAGAGCAAGACCTTGACCTACAGCCCATGCGTCACCGCCAGCTGCGTGTACATCTTCAAACCACATAGTACCACGAAGATACTTTTGGTCATCTGCGTCAGCGTCATCCAAATCAGCTTGGAAACCGTCTGCACCATAAGCCAATGAATTAGCAGTAGAAGCACCAGCGATTGAGAGTGCATAGTCAAATGTACCCGGAACTGTTTCAGCTAAACCAGCCGTAAATTCATGAGCTCTTTCAGAAGAAGTTCTGAATTTCTTAACAGCACTAACAGCAACACCACCAGCAGCAGCTTCCAGCTTTACAGCGCTTCCGCCAGAACCAGTCTTGTTAGTTAATGATATTTTAGTTTGAGAGTTATCAACACTGTCGTATTGGAACGATGCTTCAAGATTTTGTGCATTGCCAAGGGCATCAACAGAATCAGCATACATAAGCTCTCTAGAAGCTGTGATATAATAATCAGTAGCGGTAGAGCTGATCATACCTTCAGTACCAGAAGCAATGATTTCGATAGCAGCATCGCCTGTAGAAGAGTCATGTGCAGAATCAATATTAATGATAGTAGCAGCGTCCATATCAATACCACCAGCAGATGCTTGGATGCTAATCGCAGCAGAATCAGCTTCAGCAGCTAAAAGATTCAAGCTAGCAGCAACAGCTTCAACGGTAAGATCTTCTGTAGTAGCTTTCAAGAAAGAAGCTGTTCCACCAGTGATCTCAACAGCTGCAGCTGAATTGAATGTAGCATTAGCAGCTGCATCGATGTCAAGTACATCAGCAGAATTGATAACCATTCCACCAACTGAAGTAGACAAGCTCAATGCGTCAGAGCCAGTACCTGTTGAAGAAACAAGTAAAGAAGCATCAAAAGCACCGGTATGAGATACAACAGTATCCATATCGTCTGCAGTAGCAGCTGAAGTGATAGTCAATCCACCGTCAGAAATGCTAAGATCAGAAGCTGCAGCACCCGCCAGAGAAAGAGCGCCAGCAGCGTCTATATCAATGCCAGCAGCAGAATCGATATCGACTGCACCGGAACCGTTGTTTCTGATAACCATGTCATCGGAACGACCGAATGCGTAAATGATAGCAGCACCTTCTTCAGCTCTTTCAGCAAAAAGAGAGCCGTAAGAATCTGCAGCTGCAGAAGTACCCGTAAGTTTATCGATACCGAAACGTCTTTCGAGCATGTCAGAGAGGTTCAAAAGAACATCTTGTAAGTTTGCCTCAGATGCATGAGCACCACCTTGTCCAACAGCAAGGTCACCGACCTCGTCTTGGATCTGGTTGAGACGAATTCTAGACTTAATAGCCATAGTATTTCTCCATTAGAAATTAGTTGTTTTTTGTTCGACCATATATTGATCGTATTTTCATGAAAATTTCTCTAACAAGAAACTCAAACTAAAATCCGCTTTCGAATTCTAAGTATACACTGGACAATAAACTTGACAAAATTAATTCAAATTAATTTCGATATAATATTTTTTTCAAGTTTCTTACGTGGTTATCGTACACTGCGCACTCGGACCCAGTGAATTCGATTGCTAACTGAACACCTTTCCCATTAGGATCGTCAAACTCAAACATAAACTGGCCGGATTGCGCGCGTTTAGCGTCTAGCAATTTCATACCTTTCATCATGAGGTAAGCGGCGATAGATAAATCGGATGTCTTGTATGTCATAATATTTGTTTCCTTAATTTTTCTTATGTCTAATTATACTGCTCGAACTCTTCCTACCTTTCATTTGCCTAACTGTTTAGAACAAAACTATAGTGACTATGTCGCCACTTTGGATCACAGTAGACCCTTTGAGTCTAAATTGCGACGTACTTAACGAATTATCTGAGTCTTCCAACTCATAGTGAATCCCCTTGAGAAGCATAACTCCATCTAAGAATATATCTATTCTTGCATCTTCATAATTCACCGAAGAGAAAATGTCAGTTCCTGTCACTGTAAATATGTCACTAGCAGAATCTGCCAAGTATCCTTGTAGAGCTTCTTGGTGAATTTTTGTCCTTTGGAGTAGACCCGTATTCGAAACTAATAATGTTGTTGGATTTGGCGTGGTTATCGTAATTCCGTCACCTGCTGTGATTACCCTAGCTGAATCCATAGATGCATCTGCTTCCCATAATACAACTGATTTGGTTGCTAAATTTACGCCACCAAGATAACTGATCGAAAGAACGTCTGCAGCATTCAAATCCATCTTAAATTTTATCTCTGTAATATTGGCATTGAACACTATGGTATAATCACATTCTCCTGCGTCAAAAGCGGCGATCTCACCGTACAGAAGATACTGGCCATTGAGATACACGTTTAGGGATTCATACGAGAAAGGAGTAAATTCAAAATCGAATCCATCGATAACATGAGGTACTTCGGCATCCAAAGTCTCGGTAAATACATTCGAATAGTTTTGCACTCCGGAGATTGCTTCTCCGCCACCTCCTCCACCGCCACCGCCGCCGGTGTCATTAGAAAATTTTCCAGTGTAAATGTAGCATTCCACTTTATATGGTACTCTCTTTGGATTGTTTTCATATTCCTGAAAGAAGATGATCCCATTGTAAGAGTCGAAAAACCAGTCAAGTGCGTCAGATGGGAAAAGAGGGTTGTTGGATACTGTTGCTTCGCTAGTTCCATTCCACGTGTATATTTTCGGTGCGTATGGATTTGATCCTGGGTTCGATGAATTAAGATACATAGACGCTGGTACAATTTGGAGTTTTCCCAAAGTTGAATACACAGCTTGGTCATTCACGAAAACACCAGAACCTACTTCTGGAAATTGTCCAGCTGACTGAGCCTCATAATCGTCAGGCAACTTAAGATACCAAGCATGAGGGCCTTCCTGTTGAGGGCTGTCGTCACCACCGTATTCAGAGCTCTGATCTGCATCATAAATTGTCCCATCGATTTCTACTGGCCATAGGGTCACTAACTGTACATTGTTCGCATTCCCAAACATCGAGTCTGTGGGCTCTTCTATCGGTGAGGATGGAACCTCTTCACCAAAGATAGTAAATGAACTCAATTGAATTCCGGAAGGATACAATTCTGCTAAGTCAGACTTAAACGCATGGGTATGAGCCTTTCCAACAACTTTCTTAGCCGCATATTGCGCTAAGTTTCTTTCGGTCTTAAACGGTCTTTGTGCCATTCAGCTACTCCCATCCCAAACGAGTGATGTGCCCACTCCAATTTTTATGAGCTATGATTTTAATTATGAGGTAATTCCGAGGTTGCTGCGATCCAGTTGAGAAAAGATTTCTCCCAGTAGGAAGCTCTATATTAAATGACGAGTTATTCGTCAATGATAGCGACAAACCATCATTCGAAACTGGCAACAACGATACACCATCACCATCTTGATTTCCATAATTGGCTGGCTCTCCAGCATCTAACCAACCAGTTGTCGAAAATGCATGCGTAGCTGCCGAATCTTCCACAAGCTTGACATATAGCTTGAACCGGTTTGAGTCTTCAATAGGCCCTGCATTATTATCACCGCCTGAACCACTTTTATTCGATGTCAGAACGCCGGAGCCTTCAATGTTAATTGTTATAGTACTTCTGTCCTGTGTAGTGTTATTATAGAAAGGCCTCAAGTATACTCTTTCAGAAACTTGAGAATTCATATCTGAATAATCTACATTACCATCTGGGCCTTGATATATGCCGCCGTCATTCACAGAAGTGAAATCACCATTCGCCCCTGCTTTGGATGGAGCAATTAAATAACCATTGTATTGAACCATGCCATTTTCGTAAGGTGCGATGATAACAGATTGAGTTTCATCCCAATCCGCAGCTGTAATATCGCTAGCAATCACATAACTTGTGTCAGGGAGACGATAATCTTCCGAAGAGAAATTCTCATTTGTCGCTTCTGTCGAGGAATTAGAAATAGTGTTTATCAAAAAGTTTGTTTTGCTGAGTGCACCAGTGTGTTTCCCATTGCCGAATGGCGCTTTCAACGGGTGATACACAGTCCCAGTAGAGCTTACAGATCTGTTCGAATTTACTCCGAAACTGCCGGGTAAGACTTTATTAGGCCCGTTCCAAATGATGGTAGACTCAACCATCACATCTTCGAGCTGACAATTCGGCTGTTTATTCAAGTTCGGCAATGAAGTCTGATTCGTGGTCACTGTTTTTCCATCGATCCCTGACCCTGTTATTCGAGTTTCTGTTATGTCTAATGTATTTATAGATGACCATCCTGCAGCATCATTTCTATCGCTGTAAACGTTTGCATATAGTTTTTCGACAGTGTATCTCATGAGCGACTCTGGAGAACTAAAATATTTAATACCAGACATTGAAATAATATTAAGATCAGACCAGTTATCCATGACTGCAGTTGTAATCTGCAATGTTTCGGTATTAGAATCAACGACCCAATCGATATAATTCGTACTATAGTCGGTAGCTCCAATCCGATGGATAGCCCTTACATAATTGTGACCTTGTCGCATCAACGATGTATCTACCCTAAATGCTGCAGTTCGATATATTCTAGAGTAATTTGGAAGACCATTTGAATAAGTCACCGGTAAGGCTTGGGAAACGCTGTAGAAGCCAGTGTTGGCCACTCTATGATCCCCCGACAATGTATAGTCTTCTAAATCTATAGTGTAGTCACTTTCTTCGGCTCCATTGATTTCTAGGATTAATTCCCCGAGATGGCCGTCTAAAAATTGAAATGAGTGAGAATGATTTGTGTCTCCAGAAACAGATACAGTTGTATGAGTGCCTCTCGAAGGAGAGCTAGTTGCAAATTGTTCATTAACGTCTGTTCCACCAACACCCGTATGCACATTTACTACCGGTGTATAATTTGCAACAGTATGAGTTGCACCAAAGCTTAATTTGGCAGATACGCCTCCTTGGGCTCCGTTCAAAGTCTCTAAGTATTCTACTGCAGGGATCGCACCTGGCGCCGTATTACCAGCACTGCTTGCTCCCCAATTTACAACTAATGAAGATAAGTTGCCTGTCCAGCTAGTGTCAGCTTCGACTCTGACGATAACACATTCATCTGGTTGGATCGTTTTCTGGCCAACTGTGAAGTAGTTCGTAGAATTAGTTCCCCCAATCGTAGAATCAAATCCTGTTCCTGAGGGGAGAATGTATCCACCATCGTTGTCACCATATTGGAACATAGAAAATGGAGAATTCGCATCCATCCAACCGGTTGATTGCCCACTTACGGTATTGGGTAATTTTACTGAAACTTTGATGGAGTTTGTGCCGAAGGCATTCCCGTATGGAATGAGCTCTGTCGAGCCTCTGTATATAATTCTAAAATCTCTTTGTACTGAGTTTGTCGTATTCTTGAACCATCGATAATATGTTCGGGTACCGGTAATATTACCAGCTTCCACTGAATAATCTGGGTTATCATCGTAGGTGACAAGCACTCCGCCATCACTTATATTTCTAAAATCTCCTACTCTCGTTGTGTCGATAGAATTTATGGGAGACACTAGTTTTCCATTCCATACTTGTAGACCGTCAGAATGGTCTGTGTTTGAACCTGACATGTGCAATTCTGAATCCCAAAGAACGCTGCCATCGTAAAATCCAGAACCGAGCCCTGCAGGTTGACTCGTAAAGACGTCACTACGAAGTCTGAAATCCTCTAAAACAAAATCTTCAGAAGTCGGTGCTGCCGTCGAAGTTGGATTATATATCAAAATTGGCTGTGATTGGATGTTCCCGCCTGTGGATTCACCTCGTATTGGGTGTGGCACAGTAGCACTTATATCTACTACTTCATTAATCAAGGGCTCTGAAGCTCCTTCAACCTCAATGTCATTCTGAAACGCAATTGTCTTCTCCATATCTTCACCGTTTGCGACCAATGGGATTGGCATCGCACTTGAAGTACCAACAGAAGAATTAGTTATGATGGAATTTGTAGAATATATAGGTTTATACACGTTCAGAATGTCGGTGGTGTATCTTAACTCTATGTCGCTATGGTATCTAACGCCTGAAATGTAAGTCGATCCCTGTTGATCGATCACCGATACTGTACTATTAGCAAAAGTAATCTGGTCAGTTGTATCATCCCAAACCCACTCTACGTAATTAGAGACGGTTTCTACTGACCCTTTGTTGTGCTTGACTCTGACCTTATTATGGCCAGACCTCATGCTTTCTGCTTGTATCACAAAAGATGCACTTCTTGACTTAAAAATCGGAAAAATCACGCCACCTTCAGTCACAGCAGGTTCTGGTTCAGAGATTTCAATAAATCCGGAGCCATTGAGCTCAAATGAATCGTCTGTCCCGTTTGGAGGATCACCAGCTCCAATCACAGAAGCTAAATTAATGTTATGAATGTTTTCTCCATTCAATTCTAGATAAAGATTTCCAGTATCAGCATCACCAAAGACGTCAGCTTCGTGCTGTACAACCCCATTGGCTGTCACTCTTGCTTGCACTGAAAAATTGATAATCCCTTCGATACGAACGGTGTTGCCTGAAATGACACCCACTTTGTAAAAATACAAGTCCGTACCGTCTATATTCCCGTCAGCCTCGATTTTACCATCAGATTGGTACACGTCATTAACAGTCAGAGCTCCGAAACCAGCGTACCCTTGCTGTGTGTAAGTCTCTACAGAAGCAAAAGGAAAATTAGCCGATTGATGAGTACCATCAAAAGCTAGCTTTCCGGAAAAAGTGGTACCTCCGACGACATTATAATTTATTTCTTTCATTGCTGGAGCAGGGTTCGGTGCTAACGCTTTGAGGACTTCATTGAACCTGTCGACTGCAGTTCCGATTGCAGTTGTTTCTGTGAAATCACTGAATAAACCATCTGTATATTGTCCGTCTTCTGCAGCACCGATTGTACCGTTTCCACCACCACCGGGTTGACCCACGGGGCCGCCACCACCGCCACCAGAGCCGACACCTTCTGATACCATACCGCCTACCCAAACCCATGCATCTACGTAAACAGGGTCTAGATCAGCAGTATCTTCAGGAGCGTCTTGAAAAAGTATACCAGCTTGATAATCTATGTGCCAATTTCTCTCGTCTTCTGGAGGAATTACAGCTAGTGCATTTGTAGTATCATCAAAATAATATGCAGTCGCCTCATAATTTGAATCATTGTCGTTGAAAAATGGTGGAACTAGTTGGATCGACCCAGACGTTCCATGTATAGCTTGACCATTGAACCAATGACCAGAACCTTTCTTAGAATTGGATGATTGAGCGACATAATCATTTGGAAGATGCAATTTTATCCCATGCCTTCCATCGACTGATTGCCCAGAATCTACGTAAGAACCACTAAGTCTTAAAAATTCCACCTTATCTGATTCGATATGGAAGAAAGGATAAGAAGTTGCGCCTACAACAGGTGGTGCAGATGCAGGAATATGTGAAGCATTCGAGTATATGTACGATGCTATCGATTCATTATAGTGCCTTTTATGTGGAGATGTGTGGCCTTTTCCTAGCAGTTTCTTGACAACTAAATCATTTTCAATTGCTGTTGTCGCACTAGAGCCACCATTCTGTAAATCGACTATGTCATCTTGCAATGTATCTATATCGACCGCAATCGATCCGGATATACTGTTAATTGATTCGTCTAAATAATCTCCGATGTAAAGCCAGCCTTCTATATACGTTGGATTCGTTGGGAAATCACCGGGCCCTGGGGGATTCTGTTGAAAAACTACACCTGCAGCACTATCATAGATCCAATCCCTTCGATCGTCTTGAGGGATTTCAACAGCACCGACACCGACGCCTGAAAATAGCTTTGGAAAATACCCTTGGCCATGCTGTAAGCCTACTATTTGTAGCTTGAAATTCGATTCGTGAAGTAAAGCGCTGTTTTGATACTTGACACGGTCTTTCTTCGGATTTGAAGAATTATCTAGATAGTCTGCAGGTAATTTTACTGCGTACGCATGCCTTCCATCATACGAGCTAGGTAGCTCTACATATTCGACGCCTGTATCATTATCGTTGTTTATATCTTCATTTAGAACAACTTGTGAGCTTCCAGATTTGCTTTCTGGATCTACTGTCCAAAATGAAGAAGATCCACTATTCGAGATGTACTCTAGTTCGAATCTTACGTACTCACAAGGGCCATTGACTTGATATAATGTAGGATTTGTCGCTGCTGTAGGGATAGTCTCAGAGAAAACATGGTCTCTATGCGAAGGAACGATACTAGATATAGATTCCTCAAAGATCGATTTCGTATTGAGCGTATTTGTTTTTCCAGATACTGTTTTGAGTGCTCGTTTTCTCTGCGTATCAGTAGTTAAAGACATATCTCACCGTATTCCACTTGACATTAATTAAACTTATATGACCCGTCCAAGACGAATCAGTAATGATCTTAATTATAACGAATTCATCAATTCCGACACCATTCACACCAAAGGTATATTTGTTTTCTGATGGCAAAATTGGTTGAAGTTTTAGCTTTAATAGACCATCCCCATCATCATATTGTCCCGTAAAGAAGTCTTTTGTAAGGTCACACCACCCAGTAGTTCCGCTTGTTGTCGTTCCAGACGGCAATTTCATATACATCCGGAACCTATCGCCAGAAAGCGGTCTATCTTCTGAAATTAATTCTCCTGAGCCCCCTATTTCCAGTTCAAAATTAAACATTGTACTTCCTGTATTGTTTTGAATTTTTCTATAATAAGATAACTCTCCTGCGACTGCAGAATAATCTACATTCGAGTCTGGTCCATGCAAAATTATCCCTCCATCGTCTTGATTTTGGAAATTTCCACCGTTGACAGATGTTAGAGGAGATAGAAGTTTTCCGCCTTGTACTATAAGGTGACTTCCTCCAGATAGATCCATCGTTGAATCCCAGTCTTCGCCCACTATGTCGCTTTGAGCGTCGTAATTGTTAGGGTATATTCTAAATTCTTCACCGTAAAAGTCTTCAACAACGGGAGTAGCTGCAGATATATCTTGAAACATTAATATGCCACTTGTTGATACTGATGCAGTGTTGAGTAAATCTACTTTTGTTGGGTGTGAAACGTTTATTGCAACACTTTGTGATTCATTCAACAGCCAATCTATAGGCTCTAGGGAAACTGTTGCTTTTACTGCCAAAGACTTAGTTTGAGTTTCACTTGCTATATCGATGAAAGGTACACCCGTTGATACTGCAGTGGTACTTTGGCCATTGATTTCGATTGATTGCACTGAAGATTCGTTTACATCAAAAGAAATGGCATTTGATTCTGCAGGGAATGTATTCTGGTACATGTTATCGATGTCGCATGCATAAACGACCGAACCAGTCGAATAATATTTCACCCCACTGACCTGTATTTCGTCAGAAAACGTTTGAGATTCGATCACTTGAGAAGAAACTATGATACCAGATGTTTCAGCATCATAAATCCACTCTACATAATTTGATTGGTACGAATCAACACCTATTTCATGTACGACTCTAACGTAGTTATGGCCCTCACGCCAATCAGAATTGGAAATTCTCCAAATAGCCGTTCTATGGACATTTAGCTCTAAAGACATGCCAGTTTGAAATTTTCCAAATCCGGGAGCGCTGACTGAAACAAATCCAGAACCGTTCGGATTTGTATGGATACCAGTTCCAGAACCGGGCATGCCCGTCCCAATAGCAGTATCTGTTAGATCTATCGAAAACAGATTATTTCCATTCAGTTCGACTCTTAAGAACCCTTGATCACCTTTATCAAATGCGAAAGCAGGATAATTGATTATCCCATTGTCGTACGAAAACTCCGCTATATCCGAGCCTATGATACCGCTTACCATTGACGTAGAAGACGTATATACTCCTATCCTTTTATTTCCACTTTCTTCATAGTCATTTTCGAATAATGAATTAGCTAAAAGTACGCCGGTGAACCCCGCTGCGCTCGTATGATTTTCGTAATCAGCTGCAGCAAGATCTGTTCCGAAGGAAAGCCTAGCTGATACCCCATCGGTGCCTTCCTCTGAAATCTTGCTTAGTGACGGGGCCGCGGCTGGAGCGAGGTTTTTCAACATTTCGTTGATCTGAGAAAGTGCATCTCCTACTTTCGTGGATGGAGATATAGTATCTATGATCCCATTCGTATTATCGATAGGGCCGACGTTTATGCCTGTGTCAGTTGATATACCTCCAGAAACAATCAGGTCACCCCCGAAGACAGCATTTCCCCCATTAGGATCAGTACTGCCTGACACAAAGAAGAATACGTCTGTTCCGATGTCACTAGTCTCTGTTGTGTTCGGAAGATCACCGAGAAAAGCTACGTTATTCGTGGTGTTTATATTCCCTTCGCTGGTCAAAGTAAACTGTGAATCGCCGCCCAATGTTGAAATTGTGCGTTGCCCTGAATTCTGGTCGATGGTTATATTAATATTGTTGCCACCTATCAATGTGGGTGTGTTTCCGTCGTCGAGAAACAGGTTATTTCCATCGAATCTTGGGGCTGTTATCATGGTTTGAGCTGTAATATTTGGAGCACTTATATCTCCTGCAAATTCACTCCCAGATATAGTTGCCACAATCGAGTCATCTATTCCTAGCACTACGTTATTTCCACTACCTTGGTCTGATATAGTAATGGCTGGATCACTAGATAGCACCCTTTCGTTGTCTAAATCGCCATCTGACGACAGAGTTATGAAAGTCGCAGTCTTGGGAGCTCCATCGGAAGTTCCACCTGTTTGTCCAGCAGCATCTACAACGTCTTGCAAGTAGTTTCCGATATACAAAAAAGCATCTACATACGTTGGATTTGCTGGATCATCGTCAGTCCCGGGAGGATCTTGTTGGAAAAATACTCCATTGAAATAATCTAGGTTCCAATCTCTTGGATCTGCTAAAGGGATCGTAGATAAATCTGAAATGTCACCAAAATAGGGCGTTGCTTCGTATCTATAATCGTACTGCGGTGGCACTAGTTGAAGCTCTGCATTTGATTCGACTAACACAGCACCGTTCGTAAATGGAGCAACTCCTTTTCTTGGATTAGAAGAAACAGTCTCATAGTCATCCATCAAGGCTAGTTTGAACCCGTGTCGACCACTAGTTGAATCTGATCCCGGAATGAACGTACATTGCAGCCTCACTTTTTCTACGATAGTTTCAGTTAGGTCATTAAGGTTCGTATTAGGGCTTGTGGGAGGTCTTTGGCCAAATACTGTACTAGAGTCCATCGTGATACCCGATGGTAATCCTTCATTGTAAAGCTCGTTTGCATTCTTAGTATGTGCTTTTCCTTGAAGCTTTTTCAAAGACATCGCAATTTTAGAATCAGAGCTCAATTGAGCGATTGTATCTGCCATTCATTATCCCCAAGAAACTGAAACGTTAGAAACATAACCTGACCACGTTGATGCAGCCACTATCTTAATTATGATCCATTCAGTATCTTGAACAGAATTGACTCCAAGAGTTGTCTTTACATCTGAGGGAAGTGTTGCATCTAAAGTACCAAGCAAAGCCCCGTCACCATCACTATATTGATTAGTTGCAAAAGCTTTTGATATATCTAGAAAACCGGTTTCATAATTTACATTTGTTATCGGTAATTTTACGTAAACTTTAATTTCATTTCCAGAGGGGGAATTACCAGTGCCTATTGTTCCACTGCCCTGTATGTTAATGGTCATGTTAGAGTGTGAGGATCCCGTGTTGTTTTGAAACTTTCTGTAATAGATTCTTTCGTTAGCTATCGCACTATAATCTGGATTTCCCAAAGGCGCACTTAAAGATCCATTCTCAGATGCATCTCTGAAATCTCCCGGGTCAGCAGGCAACCCAGCAATAGCTGGATACATCAGCCTATCGTTATACACGATTAATCCTGTATTATGACCTGCATCTGCACCTGCCAATGAAATATTTGAATCCCACGATGCCGCAGCTATGTCTCCTTGTGCATTTATTACTGTATCAATCAACCTATACTGTTCCCCAGAGAAATTTTCATTAACGAGTGTAGACGAATCATTCACCGTTTTGACTAACCAATTTGTTTTTGATATGGATGCTGTATTCTGTGAACCCACTAAAGGGTGGTCTACGAAACCACCAATGGTGATTGTAGTTATCGAATTCCCTGGAATTGACGTTCCTGCAGAATAATTCCAATCAGCAACTACATCAATGGATGCATCGTATGCATTGGGGGTGTTTATATCCAATGAAGGCAATCTTGATGTCGAGATGCCGTTTTCTACATTAAAAGAATTGTCAACTTCAATACTAGTTATCGAGACTCCCGTCGCTGTATTTATCCTAACAGCACTTGCGGAAGAAGAGTATACGTATTTATATGCGTTGTCCATCGTAAATCTAAATTTACCAGAAGGAGATTCAAAATACTGAACTCCCGATAGCACAGATATATCTGTGTCTTGAACGTCTGTGATCGACTCATTAGACGGAATTAGTGTCGGGTTCTCTGGATCATTGATCCATTCGACATAATTCGTATCATGCGTAGCGCCATCAATTTCATGGTCTACTCGAGCCCAGTTCCACCCGTTTCTTTGATGTCCTTCAGCGATTGTATATGTACCTGTTCTCCAAAAGAAGTTGTAATTAGGAAGATTGTTTGAATCCCGACCAACAGTCGCATCACTGAGATTAAACCCTGAACCATTTGAAAGGCTATTTCCAGAACCGAAAGATGAAAGATCTTCAGAGTGAACAGGTGTGATTTCGTCATTTACATACAACTTAAGTAGCCCTAAGTTGCCACTAGTGCCTCCAAACGAGTTATTTGGAAAATTATTCCCGTTTGCAGCTTTCCCTATGTTCAAAGTACCGGTAATCGACGACAACACGGGCCCAATCGTTCCGAGCCTGTTCGACGTATTAACACACTCATCATTCGCGTTAAGTGCAGCATTTCCACCGGTATTTTCGACCGTTGAATACGTATTTAAGACTAAAGTATCCCCAAAAGAGAGCTTCGCATCTGTCGAATCAGCTGATTCATTAATGTTCAAAGTCTCGAGATCTGCAGAAGGATTAACTGCAGAAGTCGCTCCAAAATCAAGTTCGAACTGATCGATATAGCCTGTCCAACTTTCATCAGCTGTGATCTTCATGATAATATAATCATCTGTCCCGATGGATCCTGTACCGAAAGAGAAATGATTTTCATTTCCCGTTGATGACTGGTATACACCAATGGATCCTCCATCACCGTCAGAAGTAGAGTTATACAAAAATGGGCTAGCAGCATCCATCCATCCAGAGTTATCTGTCCCATTATCTGGAAGCTTAAAGCTAATATGAGCAGTTCCATTATCTAAGGTTTCATTTTCGTCGTCTAGATCGGTGTTTCCAGAAGCTGTCCAAGAGAAATCGTAAACAGGTGCACCGAGGTTTTGAAATTTTCGATAATATGTGAGCTCACCAGAGACAGCTGAATAATCGGGGTTTCCAACAGGGCCATTGAGAAGGCTGCTAAAGTCCCCGCTGTTGTACGTATTCAAGGGTGATTGAAGCCTATTTTGAAATAGTTGAAGGCTATTATTGTAAGATCCTGCAAGCATGTGTTCTTGAGGATCCCACGCACCACCCACAATGTCCCCTTGACCATCGTATGCGCTTGTTTGCATACGATAATCTTCATCTACGAAGTTTTCTAATGTTTCACTCGAGTTAGGTGTTTCTGAATATACCAAAATTTCAGAAACTACGACTGAACCGTCTGAAGATAAGTTGTTTTTTGTTGGGTGTGACAAGTTGATTGACGTGGAAAGCGATCCTCCGAGGATGTAATTGGCAGATACGGGTTCCGTTGAGTCTATTACTATCACCTTCTCGTGGGTTTCAGCGTTTCCAATGTTGATTTGAGTCACTGGCTCTAGAGGATGAGCATAAGAAAGATTGGACAATATGCCATTTCCTGACGTATTGAACGTTATATTATTTAAGGAGTAAACGAATTTGTAATAATTTTCAATTTCTGCTTGGTAATTTACTTGACCGCCCGTGAAGTATTCTACACCAGACAGGAAAAATGAGCCGGCTCCAGAAAAACTGCAAGCTTCATTGTTCACTACAACATCTTCTGCATTTGAATCTACGACCCACTGTACATGATTTGTCACTTTTATATCAGATGGTGTTTTCACATGTTTCACTTTCACGTAATTCCATCCATCCTGCTGATGAAAAGGATCAACCCGATATTTTCCTGTCCTGTGTTTGAAAGTATCAAAAGCAGCACCACTGTCGAATTGGCCAGAACCGGCTTCAGACACATTTGTAAATCCGGAGCCATCTGTAAGGTATTGTGCTGATCCATTTCCCGGTTCACCTGTACCCACCGTGACGTCAGTTAAATCTAATGTATGAACGTCTATCCCATTGATCTCTAAAACTAGTGTGCCAGTATCCCCACCGCTAAATGCATTGGCAGAATAATTAGTAAGACCAGTTGGTTGGGTGAGGTTTTCAGGTATTGATTCGTTCAAATCGCCGCCGATGACAGCTGCTGTTGAATATATTCCTCTGATTAAGTTCGAATTATCAGTAGTCACGTTGTATGAATCATTTACATCTTTAGATGGCGTACCATCAAGTGCTGCTACATTTTCGTATGCTGTCGCATTAGACGATCCAAAACTCAATAGTGCGGTTATCCCATTTTGGACATTCTCGTCTATTTCGAATAAATCGGGTGCCGGAGCTGGTGCCAAAGCTTTCAGAATCTCATTAAATCGATCAATAGCAGTTCCTGTCGGAGTATCTGCATCAAAATCTGTGAATAATCCATCATCGTATGTGCCGTCTTCTGCATCACCTATTTTGCCTGCTCCTCCTGAGAATTGAGAAGGGCTAATTTTAATTACTTGTTCTTCGTCATTGTCGTAAACTAAGATCTTATCGTTTTCTTCGTCTATTTCCCAATCTTGTATTGGGTCATGAGCTGATGTGACTACATTATCTGTATCGTCATAGTCGATCTCGAGATCAAATTGAGAACCCGTATCTGTCGATATAATGCCCTGTGTTGCAACAACTGGCTGACCACCACCGGAACCTGCTATTTGACTAGGCTTAATTTGAACTACTTCTTGGGTGTCAGAATCATACACGAGTATTCTATCATTTTCTTCATCTAATGTGACTAAAGTTCCGTCTGGAGCGTTCTCAAAGACGTTATTTTGATCTAAATAATCAAGGCTAATTGTGTACTCATTATTTTGTGCGTCAAAAGTACTCGTAATGCCAGCGCCACCGATGATGTTGTTCAGGCTAGCTTCACTAATAGCGGTTGATGCATCGATAATTAATTCACCAGAAGAGCCAGACAAAATATCGATACCATTCGCACCCGCTAGGTATACATCTAAGTTGTTGTTTGAAACTGACAAACCTCTTCCTTTGATGTCTGTAGATTGTACAGCAAGGTTGATAACTGAATCTTCTTCTCCAAGCTGAACTGTACCTCCCAAATTCAAACCATCGCCCGGTACGATCTCTAACGTATTATCACCCGCAACTACTTGATTAGGGCCAGAACCAAAATTAACAGCTAATTGATTGCCATCTGTTGTCAATCCTGTTCCAGCAAAATCAGCAGGGTTTACGCTTAATACGCCATTGATGTCTTGCAGGCCAAAGCCAGCAAAGTCTCCGACTTTGACAGCTATCGACCCATTAACAATTTCCAATCCACCATTATTTTCCAGCAACACAGATACAGAAAATGAAGAAGCTTGTGCGTTGTCTGAAACTTGAATACCTGCGCCACCTTGTAGGACACGCTCATTTGTCAATGCATTCGAATTTTGTGCAACCAAATATGCCGCATCAGGGATACCCGGATTTCCACCAGCAGCTGTTATTATATCTGATACAGTGACTTTCCCTAGGGAATTTCCTTGCTGTACTAAAACCTCGTCTGTGACATCTAAAGAAACAGCTGCAACGGAAGTCATAGAAAAATCAACGCCTGCACCTGATACTACAACTGGAGATCCAGCAACAGTTTTTAGAGAGAACGATGAGTTCGTACTACCATCGAATGACGTGCCCTGTAATCCAAGCCCGGGTGATATATTGTTGGGCACTTTCAAAACTGTAAGATCATCGTTTCCATCGACGGTAATCGTGCTATCGTCAGTATTTACATTGAATAGTGAACCATCGGCTGTCAATCCCGTGCCGGCCACAGCTCCAGATCCTCCACCAGCCCCTCCACCGGAGCCTACAATGACAGTGATGTCATCAGATGCAGTTGTATCGAAGTTGAAATATATGATACCACCTGTTTCTGTATCTTCTCCTAAATAAAAGTCTTCTGTTTGATTTCCTATCGCACCTGACGTTAATAATTCCCCATTGTGAAACACATCAATTGAGTGAGGGCTATATCCATAACCCGAAAAATACAGTCCGGGTACTTCGTATGGACTAGAGGCTAAAACAGCTAAATTCCAAACCGACTTATTCCTTCCTTGGTCACCCCCTGCAGATCCTCCATCGATTGTAATCGATCCATCATCGTTATTGGTGATAACAATTCCGCCTGCGCCTTGGAGGTAATTTGCCCCATCGCACAAAGTCTGCAGAGATCCAGAAAAACCTAATTCTGAATATATAATACCTGACCCTGTTATATGGCCCGTGACTAATAGATCTGTTAAGAATGCTTCATCTAGCAAGCCTACTTGCAGGCCATTGGGTGCGATAACAGAATCAACATGCTGGGTATGGCTTTCTCTGAAAACTAAGATGTCACTTTTACGTATATCATCGATTGTCCAAGAGCTTATTTCGTTCCCGGGGGCTGCTAAGCCAGTTCCCATGTCTTCTATAGTGTCAAATGTTGGCATCTAGAATCTCCTAATCATCTGATCTTCTTCTTATGTTCGCTCTTACGTTGCCCGGAACAACTTGCGCTCTTCTTGCTATTGTACCTGTGACGTTGACAGTGAGGTTTCTGTTTGGTGTACCTACTTCTCTTGTGTTTCCATCTTCGTCAGTCTCTCCGAGAGTTTCGGGATTTTGGTTTCCACCATCAGGCAATGGTATCATCAACGATGGCCCATTAGGTGTACCATCTGATTCGCTTGTCATTCCTTCAGGGTCGAAAAATGGATACCTGACCCTTTGATACTCATCTTTGTTTCTTCTAGAATTCTGTACTTGTTCTTCGACTAAGTTTGGATCATTCGGCGATTTAGAGCGATATACTACAGGAGCTCCCTTTGTTTTCGAGTCAACCGGTTCTCTTGCAAAGTCTAACGATTGCTCCAAACCATCTCGGAATTGCCCATAAGCTGTTCTAGAAAATACTGCTGATCTTTTGACTATATTAGCATTCGTAAGGCCATACCGTGCACCACGTATTGGATCGATCTTCATGAAATAAGATG